GACATCGTGATGACTGATGGTGAGCCGGTCACTGAACTGAAGGTGCCTGAAAACTGATTGGGCGGCTTAGGTGTCTTGAAATCAAGGTTGAGTGGACCGAGGCTTGCTGCATAGTTGACACCATGGTAGTGGATTGTCTCATAGTGTTCAGGCATGCTATTGTAGGCGGCCTTGTTGACAGCACGGTCACTTGTGGGAGTGCCCCATGTCCGGCTACCATCGGAATAGAATGTGTGAGGGCGACCAAGATTTGGGCTCCATGCACACACAAAGGCGTCGGGCATGTAGAGACTGTTTGTGTCCCGAGTGCCGCCCCGCAATTGGTCAATGTTGCGAGGCATAACTCCCTTCGTGCTGGTGACAAGAGCGGTCGTGACCTCACGACTGTAAGGTTGAGTGAGCCGCAGCACGGCGCCGTCGGGCACACTTGATGTGCCGCTAATGATGAAGCGGTAGGGTTGATTCATTGTAGCGCTGGCGTGCGTCGTGCCCGTGCGCTTGGTGTAAGCCTGAGTCACTGTGTTGCCATCAGCAGCAGTGTAGATGAGTTGCTGACCGTAGTAGGGGACCTCAGGGAACAGTGATGCGTCGTCGACTTGGATGTAACCGCTACCCTTGCTTTGCACAGTAGCAGTTGGTGTGAGGGACGCATTGGCCAGCACCTTGGAGTAGAAGTCGGGACTGATGGACGGATAGCCCGCCAACGTCAATTGAGCCCCGACTGCACCGTGTGACGCTCGGCAGAACTCGTAGTAATTGTCAAGACGGTAGATGGACAGGTGACGGAACCCAGTGGCTGTGCTGTCATCGGGACCAACCTTGTGAACAATGCTCCACCAAGGAATGTTGAGCGTGAACCCCGGTGTTGCGTCTACGAACATACTCGTATGGTATGCTTGACTACGGCGAGTAAATGCCGGTGACTCGCTACCTTGCACGCCCAGTGCGTTATAGAGCAACATCGGTGGGATGTTGGTGAACTGACTCCCGTGGTCAGGGTTATGGTCGAGGATGAGTTCATTGACAAAGATTTCACAACCACGCACATCGGCCAGTGTCGCTTCAGCAAGGATGAGAGTCGCCCCTCCAATCGCAGAACCACCGCGCTCCGAGTCGTATTTGATACCGATGACGAGGTTCACCTGTTGACCAGTCAATTCGCGAGCAGACCCGTCAGGTAGCGCTGCAGCGTTACTGTTGTTGTGATGAAAACCTGCAATTTGTTGCTTTCGTAGATTGGGCTGGATGACGATTTGGTAAGCACCAACCTCGGCAGGGTCAGGGAAGTGACCGTCTTGCGTGTAGTTTCCACCAGCCTCCAACACAATCGAGTGACCTCCCAACTTGTTCATGCCCCCGGCTGTGCCCTTGGACGCAAGGACGCCATAGCCGTCAAATCGCACCTTGCTCTCAAACATCAACGTGAACGCACCGCCATGGATGTCACTCGGCCCACTTGGTGTGGCTGTGAGACTACCAATACGCAGTTGCGGATTGAGGGGGTGGAAGTAGTCGGTAAGTTCAGCACCCAACGTTGTCATAGTCGGAGTGGTAGCATCCAGCAAACGAATCAAGTCAGGGTCTTGCAGTGCGGCGCGACGCTCAGACTCATGTTTGCCATAAAGCCCCTGATAGGCGGGATGTGCCCAGTGTCCGGGTAGCATTGGCATTGTTGCGTTGACAAAATGATGACCCATGCGAGGCATCGGCATTGGCGTCAGTTGCGGCTTGTTGTAACGGTCAATGATAAGCGTGTTTTGATTACCTGAAGCATACTCGGTGTGAGCCATGTCAGGACTGTTACCGCTGACCTCAGCATGGTCGCGTAGACGACGTGCTGCAAAGAAGCGAGTGCTACCGGCAGGAATGTAATAGGAAGGTGCAACAGAAGCGTTGGGGTGGTCAGCGATGAACTGAGTGAAGTCGATGTCACCAACGACACCAGTGAATGTGACACCGCTGATACCGGTGTAGGAGACAACGCACGAATCGCTACCACTTGATAGGCGTAAGAAACGTCGGTTGTCGCTGACTTCCTTTGTTCCGAAATCAGCGTCAAACAATCGAGTGTTGACAGTTGCAGATACGGTCAGTGTGCCGCTGCTGTAGGAACTGATGGTCAATGACTGCGACTCCACGCCATTGCTGTGTGAATACACTGCGTTGAAGCGCTCGCTGTGGCTGTGCCCCATCTTCGTGACGTGGAAGAACAAAGTGCGGTCGTGTTGTTCGTAGGAGGACTGCAGGGTTCGATTACCGGTTGCCTCAACCCAGCCATCTTTGCTGCTATCGGGGAACGCTGCACCATCCGCCATATGTTCCCAACCGACCTCGTTCATTGTCGGACCAAAGCGAGGTCCCTTGACTGCATTGTCAAACAGATGCCCAATGTGACTTGCACCGAGGTCTGGGTGTAGCATACCACCATCACCCATAGTCTCGTTTTGGTAAGCCTGTAAGCGGTCAAACCCACTACGAACGATGATATTACCGGGGATGGACTCAGGGTCAGGTAGTTGCACCAAGAGGTTGGGGGACGTCGAGGTGTTGGCAACTGACGGTGCCAATCCACTGGCAAGGCGTTCACCTGCCGCGCTGAATGCCCGAATCACCACACCTAACGGTGAACCGCCGCTAAGCGTATGCGATTGCCCTGTATCATCAACAACGCTCATGTCCTCGAACTGTAGGTGTTCGTTGGGAATTTCAAGTGCGTTCTTCAGTAGCATGGGGTGCTTCTCAGCCAATTGAGGGTGACTGAGTTCCTGAGCCTGTATGATAGGGAGCATGGCGCTGTTGGTTGTCTCAAAGGAAAAACGGACGTTTCCGAGCAACTTCTCACCAGTCGTGTAACCAACACCACCACTTACGCGGTTGACCCATGGGACAGCACCGAGGCCTCGTGCGTTGACTGCTGGCATAGAGAGGCTACCTCCATCCATACGCTTCCACACAACATGCTCAACGTTGAAGTTCTCAGCAGGCGAGCGCACATACATGTCATATGCGTTGACGTCACCAACCCAAAACGAGTTCTTCTGCTTGTTACCACCGAAGAGCGTGGAGGGTTGAGTTGACGCGGAAGAATAGAAATCGGCAGCGACGTTTCGCTGCGCCCCGGCGCTGGCTGAAAAGTGGGAGCCGATGCTCTTGTCAAGGTCGAAAAAGAGGTCGCCGGTTTTCATGAGGCACGGTTCAGCGTTGTCCAGTTCGAGGTCAGCGGTGATTGCCGTATTGAAAAAGAAGGCTGCATTGAACGGAGCAGCGTCGAGGGCGTTTGAGGCGGTGTAATCGGAAATGCTCGGACGCGTCGTAGCGTTGTGAATCAGTGCCTCAACGTTCGGTCCAGCATTTGCTGGAGCGTAGAAACGGTCTTGACCGTGAATACGGTCATCCCAACGAGTGGTGCCAGCCTTGGTTAGGTCTGAGGCGTCAGCAAGACGCAACCAATCCCCAATGCACTTCTGTCCGTCGCGGTCTGTCTTGGCGATGAGTGCAAGTTCAGATTCATGGGCAACAACCAGCAAACCGCGAGAGAAGACACCTTGCGTGTGTGTCAACTCCTTCTGCAACTCATTTTCGTTTTCCATCACGGGTGGTGTGTTGAAGTCGCTGCTATCCGAAAAGCCAACGGTGTAGGTTGGAGAACTATCTGTCATGCTGTATGCATCTTGTGGAGCGTCAGGATTGGTTGGCGTAGGGTAAGCGCCAATCCCATCATCACCCTCATTCGGCTCACCTGACTCAGGGCTGTTTGGCATCGGAGTAATATTGGGCAGATGCCCGAGCGTGCTCGCGCAACCCATGCTACCGCCGTATGGTGAGAAACCAAGACAGGAATGCCATGCTCCGAGACCAGCAGCATACTTGCTGGATTCAGGTTGCAGCGTGTTCAGATAGGAGTAACGTTCACCGTGCCAACCTGCAACACCGACAGGTTTGGTGCGGTCAATGGCGTCCACAAGACCGCTAAAGTGAACAGCATCATAGCCGCCGCTGCGTGCTGAGTTGCGGAAACGATGAACGCCGCCCTTGGTCCACACGTAAATCTTGAGTCCCGAGTCAGTGTTGGCGATGGTGGGGAACGTCAAGGTAGCGGAGTCGAGATGGTTGTCCCACGTAGCGACGCTCTCGAAAGCGGTGAATCCGGTGATACGGTTTTGCCCAAGGAAGAATTTGACGTGGAAGTCGCTACCTGATTGCATCACAATACGAGCATAGTAGGGTGCGAAAGCAGGTGAGTTTTCAGAGCCCACACCAGTAGCATAGATGCTGGTCGTGCGCAGCCACCCCGTCTCAGGGATATTGTAGGCGTGGTCGCTACTCGAGCCCATATCCAATGTGATGAAGGCAGCGTTTAGGTTCGTGCTCAAGGCAGTCGCTTTGGAGTATTGCACGACGTCAGAACCCTCAACTTCACGCCACCCGTAGCGGTCCTGACGCATGGCGTTACCCATACTTGGGAGGAAGGTCCCACCCATCGCTTTGAGGGCGCCACCACCCGGATAAGCGTTGATGGCAGCGCCGAGCAACGCAGCCATCTCTTCACTGTTTTGACAGCGTGTTGCATCAACGGCGATGTATTCCATGTCAACGTCGTCTTTGTCCAATGTTTCAGCAGCAAACGAGCCGGATGACCCGTAGAGCACTTTCTTGGCAAGGGGGCCTGCGACTCGGAAAGCGCTTGGGTGCAACTCGTTACCACTGATGCTGCTTTTCGTCACACGGCTATCATCATCAGGATGAGGTGGGTTGAAGGTAATTTGATTGTCAAGCCATGAACCACCGGGGTGATAACCACCATCCATGTGGTAACACCAGTCTGAACTACTGACCATAGAGAAGCCCATGTAGACGGCATGTCGGCTGGGGTGAGCCATGCGATAGTCGTGGACGTTAGAAGTGGTGAGGTTCGACACGCCTGAAGTGAAGACTTCACCATACATGCGCCCGGACTCAGGACGCTGAGCCAAGATAGCAACGTTGGGCTTACCTTGAGGAGGTTCCCAATTGACAGTCTGTCGCCAATGGAAGCGACCCCGGTCGGTCTGATACGCGCTGGTCCAAGGCATGTAATGACCGGCGTCATTGATGATGTGGTTAGGCATGAAAGCCGTGTTGCTACCAGTGTGACTCGGGACCTTAGACCAAGTGTTACCAACCGTAATGGCTCGACCGGGTGCTGGTTCGAAGGTGTTGACCGGTGTTGCTACTTCTTGTGTGAATGGGAAGGCCTGACCGGGGCCAAAAATGAGGAACGTAGTTTTGTTCTCAGTGCTGTCACGGTGGTCGTGGTAACGCGCAGTCGGATGAGCGAAGCGAAGCACCAATGGAACAGGCACTTGAATGTGCACGCCCGCTGAGTAGGGTGCTGCATTTGGGTGATTTACGTTGACTGCTTGAGTCCCTCTTTTGAGGTCAGGGCTGAGAATGCTGTCTTGGTTGAAAAACGGTGGATTGAGGCTACCACGATGCTGATTCAAGAGAGCCGTGCCGGGGAAAAAGGCCATAATGGCGTTGCAGTCAACCATAGAAAACGATGAAAGCGTTTCGTTAGCATGTTGAATACCCGCGACACCTGTGGGACCATTTGCATACGGGTGTGTGTATTTCTCACTGTAATCGTTGACGCTACCATCGTTAATGTCGAGTGTGACGCCACTGAAACCACCACCAAAGAACAACGGCACCCAGTGGTCTGTGCTATCTCGCCCACCTCGGAAGAAGACTTGCGGTCGCGAATGGAGACTACCAAGACCTCGAACGCCTGCTGTGCTTGCGGCCCGACTGTCTCCGAAACGCTGAACGATGTGAACGCCAGTCGTCTTATTGGCCCAGTCCTTACTTGCGGTGTCGGCGACCGCGTCAAGTTGCGTCAACGGGTTACCTGCTTCACTCTCCACAAGAGCGAAGTCTTCACCGTAAAACAAAAGCGACTGACTACCGAAAGCAGCCACATGGTCAATTGCGCTGCTACCGTCAGTGATTGAGTTTGCAGTCTTGTTACCGGCTGGTCGAACAAAGTGCCATGGGTCATTCGTCCCCTTCACAGCGATGTTGTTCCCAGTAATTGTGTCAATGACCAACGTTGGGTTGTTCACCATTGGTAAAATGCGGTCACCTGAATAGGCTGTGAAACGATGACCGTTGAGCCCTTGACTCCACACTTCGGTATCAACCACATCGTTGCTGGAATCAACGAGGACAGGGGATGCCGTGTTCGCATTGGCACCTCTTCCCTTGGTTGTAACCTGCAATACCGTGAAGGGAATGTAGCCTACTTCTGCCCTCAACCCAGCATCAATCGAGGCATCTGGTGCTGAACGATTAGTCGTAGGAAGAATGACGCCGCTCGCTGTTGTCTTGACAAATTGAATGTCCCCGTGCTCTACGTGGGCTGCTTGAATTGCCATATCGCGGTGCAGTGTGGCGCTGAAGAAGTCTGAAATTGGCCGAACCCCTCGATTGGTATTGTAGGCTCGAATACGAATAGCATCGTCAGCCACACCCCATTCCCCAAACGTTCGCCCGTCACTTGCGAAGAGGTCGCGACAATCGAAAGGCACACCCTCTTCGACATTTGGGTTATCGAGGTTGACGGTGGCCGTGATAATTGCCGCGAGGAGTTCATCAGTGACCAAGGTAGTCCAATTGGCGCAGGATGAAACAAGCGCCCGGATGTCGACCGAACTATCGCCGAAACCCTTGGTTGCCAATGTCACTGAAGCCGAGTTGTTGTAGGCTTGACATGAGCCAAAACGCTCGCCCTCAACGCCATAGAAAACATGTGCACCTGAGTTGTCGTTGCGCGTGCGGCTGCCGTAGGAGAACATGTGTCCCCAGTTACCAACTGCGCTTGAGTCGTTAAATGGGTCAGACACCTGAATGACACCGTTTTCCATTGGGAAGCCCATGTAACCAAGAACGTCAAAGTGCGGGCAAGAGTCGTATGGTGCCTCTAAGACAAGTGTGAGTGTTTTGTTTGCATCATCATACGTTGCCTTACAGTCATAGGCTGCGTTGACTCCCGGCACAGCGTTCCAACGATTACCTCTCCAAGATGCCAAAGTGGCGTTGGTTGGGTTGGCGCCAAAACGACCAGTAGCGTCACCAAGACCGTGCATGTGACGACCGATGGTGAAGCCGCCCTGCCCAACGTCGCGGTCGTCGATGTAGACGACAATTTCGTCTTCAAGTGTATCGGGTAACTGAGTCTCATCGAGAGTAAAGTCTTGGTCAATACCGCGATAGACGATACGAATGGCGTGTCGGTTACCAAGGTGGTCTACAAATTGGAAAGCATAGAGAGGGCTGTTGCCAATGGCATCATGTGAAATTTGACTGGCGGGCACATGTGAAGTGTAGGTTGATGCAACGGTGTCACCAGAAATGTTGTGCACGTCGCCATAGTGCTTGTTGAAACGCTTGTCTCCCTTACGACCGAACCCCCATGAACCCGCATCAGGGGCGAATCCGGGGATTCCTGCAGCAACGATACCGCCAAAGTTGACTCGACCTACTGCAGAAGAGCCAACTCTAAGCCCTTCAGTATAGGTGTTGACGTAACCTTCAGCCTCGAGTGACTCGGTGTTGACTGTATTCATCGACTGGCCTGAACCACTGACCATAGAAATGGCTCGCATAACTGGGTCAGAGTCTTCGTCACCACGACGGGCAAAATCTGTTGTTGGCTTAACATCAGATGACGAGAAGTCAGGTAGCGTGTAACCGCGCAACGTCGTAACTGGTGCAAACGGACGACCGTGCTTGTTGAGTGGCATTGGCGCAGGGTGCATGGCTTCCCCGCTCATCTCGTCAGGCTGACACCAGAAAGTTCTGAAACGTCCGCCATGACCGATGAGGAACTCAGGCTGATAGGGAGATTGCCCTCTTGCGTTGTCAAGCCACACTGCGAAGTTACGACCAGTTGCGCCCGGCACAGTGCTATGAATGACGACTGAGAATCCTTCCCGTCCCTTGATGTCCTGCACAACACGCCCAAGATGGGCTCGGAAGTAACCCATGTGGCTACCTTGGTCCTTAGAGGCGAATGCTTTGTCTGAGTCCCACCATACTGCTGGGTCGAACGCCGAGCCAGTTTCACCGCCGGTGGTGTTTGCGCGAGCGTTATCTGCGCCCGCTTGATTGATGATTCGAACAACTTCACGCGCGGCGGCCTCGATGTCAGTAACGCCATCTCGCGTGGCTATTTCACCACAATCAATGGTCAGCCTGCGAGTGAAATCCATGCTTGTCCAGTGCTTCAGATGCTGTAGACGCTGCTCGCTGTGGCTGCTCAAATCAAGGGCACCTGAACGAATGCCTCGTAGGGCAAGGAATGCCGGAACAACACGAGTCCCATCAGGCGTGTCGAACAGCGTTGAAGGGTCGCGCACTGTAGTGCGCACACTTTCTTCCCGATGGAGCGTTAAAGCCACAATAAATCGGTCGAGACTGGAGCGAATTTTTCGAGTGAAGGTGTGAAGAGAATCAGCCCAATAGGGGATAGCAACCGCATCTTTAGTCCGGGGTAGGATGCTGTCTCCAATCGCTCGCTCATCAAAGGCAGCACCAGTGTAATAGCCCGTGTGAACGATGTGACCATGTGCCTTTCCGAACTGGTTAATTCGCTCGATTGACGTTAAGTGACTTGACACTGAACTGGGCGAGATGCGCACGCGGAAACGCCCACCTGTTCCTCCGCTGACCGTGATGATGTCGTTGTGAGCGTAACCTGTGCCAGCAGCATTGATGACTGCTGCAGTGATGCCTCCGCCGCTGACCGTGGTGTTGACTGTCAACCCACTACCGTTACCGGGGGTTGTAGTGGCTGCACCAGTAGCACCACTGTAGCCCGACCCATTACCACCTGTCCCGTAAAATTGCACTAAGGAGGTGACCTTACCGGTAACAGGTTGCTTCATAATGCTCGCAGCGAAGTGGTTGGCGAGGTCATGGGCGTAGGCGCTCTCCATGAATCGTGAACGAACCCTGTTGCGTAGGTATTTGTTCTGACTCGGGTAGCCCGCGAGTGTATCAATCTGAGTGGTGTAGCCGTGTTGAGAGCCGCCGTTGTATTTAGCAGAATACTCAGCAAGGTCAATTTGACTTGTCGAGTTCGTGACGTTGTTGGCCGACGTATGGCGTTGGAAGCCGATTTCAGCGACTTTTGGACTTGACTGAACTTGCATGTGCAAGTCTTGGAAAGCGATGAACTCACGGTCGTGCGCCACGTCATAGAGCAAAACACGGGAGTGGCCGTCGTCGCTCAACATAGGGTCAAGATAAGCGACTACGGGGAAACCACTGGTGAGGCCAAGTTCACGATAGTTCAACTCGACTGTTTTGTTGATGTGTTGAACGTAGTTCTCAGCAGTCTCCCGGCAAGTATCTCCAATTAAGAAGTTCTCAAGCGGAATACTGTCACGAGCCTCAGTTGCGAGTGCACCCAACCCGCCGTTGAAACCACTCCATACTAACGCCTCGTTGTAGACTCCTCGACTTTTGGCAAACAACCCTTCGACGGCGTGAGGGTTGTTGTAGGTCATGTTGGCCCACACCGTGTCCCCGTGACGTAGCCCTCCGGGGGCATAGGGGAACAACCACGAACGATTGAGGATAGCCTCATCATCGTTCTTCATGATGCTGTTAATCCCAACTCGTAGAAACAGCGTCGCTGTAGCATCGCCAGCAGCCGTTTGCATCTGTGACAAGGCGGATGCTGACATACTCGCATCGAGGTTGATGACGGTGTCAGTTGACGGTGTTGATTGCGCTTGACCTTCTGCAATACCAGTTACGTTCCCGAGATAGAGAACATGTCGAATTACCCCGGTGCTCGTAGTTGTGACTTCACAGTAGAGTGAGTCAGCATTTTGCACGTTTAATCCGGTGACACTGGCTTGCAGTAGACCATTATGCGTAGCGTTGGTGACTGTGATGGCACTACTGTTTGGTGTTGGTGACGACTTGATGGTCCAAGGGTGACGTGCCGTAGGTGGACGGTAACTATTCACAATGTTCAACGTGCTCTCGAGTGATGGGCTATCCGGTAAAACGTCGAACCCGAGGTCAAAGCCACGGCGTTCAAGTAGAACTTCTTGGTCAATGATGAACTCGGACTGAGTGCGGTCAAGGTAATTTGGCAAGGCCCCTCCCTTGTTGAAGATATCCTCGGCAAGAATGGAGTTGCGAAATTGGTCAGGACTTGTCGGAGAGCCACTTAGGGCGCTGAAGGTTGCAGCAGCATCGCCCCTGTAGATGAAGCGCCTCGTTGTCCCATCAGGTGAAGATGTGCTGACCTGAAAGTGGTAGTCGCCACTTTCGTAGACGATGTTGCCGACGCCGTCTACGTTCGTCTCAACGTTAGGGAACAACGCAGCATCTTCTTCAGACAGAGAGATGACCACAAGACCGGTGAAGGTTGAGGAGTTCATGATGGGTGTAACGCCGAGAACACTGCCCCGCGCACGTCCTGTTTTGATGCGAGGGGCGTGAGGGTTTGTGGTCGGCCCTGCCTTGAACTCAACAGCGCTGACGTATTGCCGCAATCCGTAATCGACGTTACCACCCTGTGTTTTCACGTTCGCTGCGTCATGGTAATATTCACCTCGCCTCTCAATGGCCGAAGAGGGCATCAGGGGGCTACCCTCTAAGGGCACCAATGCTTCTGAACTGTAGCCCGCGCCGACCAAGAGCAACATCCCAGTCTCATGAGCCCGAATGAAACCATCTGAAAACGCCCAACTCTCGTCTTCAAACTCAATGTAACCGTCAGTATTGGGGTCATTCTGATAGATGACCCAATCTCCCGTTGGGAGAAAGGCCCGTTGATAGCGCTGAACTCTTTCAACGTAGTGGTAATCAGGCTCGCTCCCACCACCGAAGTTGATGTCAGCAGCGGGGAAAATTGTAGGGTTACTGACATACAAGCGATATTTCCCACTCACAAGTTCCGCTTTATGCTGAATAGCAGCACTACGGGTATGTTCATTTTGAGACAGTGCGTATGCATAGGCTGCATGAGCACTGCGGTCAGCAGGCATTGTTTCGGGGTAACGGCGGCCAACTGGTGACGGATTCCAAGTGTGAGCCGTCATAGTAGGGTCAAGGTGCAATTTCAGCGAGTTGTCAGGACCGGGGAAAATGCTCTCAGTGACGCTCTCAAAGAACTGCGCATTGAAGAGTGGGATTTCTACAAGAGCGCGAGTGCTGGCGAATTGCGTGCCAAGTTGGTAATCATGAGTGACAGTGTCCATGGATTGGAACATACGGTCGTTCACAGTGGTGCCATCCGATGCTGCGTTTTCCATGTAGAAATCACCGTCACCGAGAATGATTTCACCAAGGGAAAATGTGTCAGCGTTGCCGCTCGCGACTGCCCCAGCCTGCGCTGCGAGGCCAGTGGCGTCTACCCATTCGTAGAAATTGCCGACCTCAGAACCATCAGGCAACACAAAGCGACCTGTGCCGACGCTTGAATCCGTAAAGATGAACGCGACACCTGTCTTGCTGGTGTATTCAGCGCTTGCGCCTGTCTTGAGGAACAACCTACCTTTCTTTGGGAAGGGGTAGGTGCCCCACGTCTTCAAGTCATCAGTGTTGTTGTTGAGCGCGCGCACCTCAATGAACTGAATACGGTCAGCCGCTGTTGTGTCACGGTCAACACGAACGGCTGTAGCAAAACAAGAGAAGCCGCGTCGAGTATTGTAGGGCAACCTCGAAAGCGTGCTGGGGTCAAACGACGGGTTTGTGTCGTAGGCGCCTTGACCGATGCCACCCAGAGTAACTGAGACGACTGGTGCGTTGGGGTCAATCTCCTTCACAACGTGAGAGTCAGGGCTGCCTGAGCCGATTTCGTCAATGTCTCGAGTAATAGCAGCGGAGTTGATACCTACGCAGTGAACCTTGGTGAAACGAGAGCCGCCGTCACTTTCCTCCTCGGTGATACTACGAAGTAGAGCGCGGGTCATCAGATACATCACGGTCACGTAGTGGCTATCCTTGCCGTCACTCGCCTCCGTCTTGACATGCCTCAACTGAGCGCTGCGAGAGCGGTCGGAAGGCTGAACAAAGATACGCTGAGCAGATGTCGGCTGTAGGATAGCGTGGTTGTCAACGATGTCAAAGACTTCGTGCACTGGGCCCGAGGAGGCAGCGATGCCTGTGTCAAACTGACCGTTGCTCGGTGAGGTTAGGTCGGTAGCGGGACTCCTACGCGGGCTTGCGTATGCTCCCGGTGGTGCAGCCTCGATGATAACGCGGTGGAAGACGGAATCGTGTCCGCTTTTCGTGGTATGAGAGGCTGTGATGTTTTGCGGCGGTCGTCGCGGTTCACTACGCACTGTCGCATAATTCTGAGGCGTGTAGCGCTCATCGAGTTCGTCATCACTCTCGAACCCCTCGCTGTTGTCCCCAATGAGAGAATGAGTGAAGACCGCTTGAGCGTAGTTTCCCTCAAAGGCGTCTGTCACTTCGATAATGCCACCCGGCGCGTGCAACGTTTTACCGCTACTGAGTGAGGCCTCAATGGCATCAATGACATAGGTGCTCCCAGTCAGCAGATGATTCGATGCTGGAACGGTCTTCTCAACCATCAGCATCGGTGCAGTTTTGCTCATACTTACCCCAGTGAAGTCGATGGCGTTGTAGTGAATCTCGACGAAAGAGGCGAGGCCATACGACGAAAGGTCCACTTCAAGAATTGCGATACGGCTGGTTGCCGAAGGTCGAAGGTGGTGATTGCGCATGTTGGCATCTACATCACTGACCTGCTGGGGGACAGGGCCCTTGAGCATGAATGGGAACGGGTCAAACTCAACGTTGGTCCCTGCGCCACCAATCGCAATCAGTTTCCTGTTGGCAGCAGTAAGACCGTTGTCCACTGCTTCGTAAGCGACGCTGCTTGATGTTACGTCGACGATGCGCGATTGAGCGATGTCGCGGTAGTAATCGACTTCACTGTTGATGGGGAACTGCCGGTCAATGCCCTTTGCACTTTCGTCAAAGACGAGTTCCAAAATGTCAGCGTTACCTACCTGTTGGTCGAGGATTTCCTCGTTGGCTCGCGGCATGTTGCGAAGGTATTGGTGACCTGAGACATGGTTGAAGATGTGACGTCCTGAGTGCCCAATCTGAAATGACTCATCGAGGGTGTTGGGCCAAGCGACAGCGAAGGGGTTGTTGCTGTCACTGGTCGTCGTAGCCATGCGACTTGAGAACACGAGTGCGTGTTGCTCAAAGTCACTCTCATCAAGCACCATTTGACCAGTGCGGTCAATCAGTTGAGATGCAAGATGTGGCGGTTGATAGGGACGCGCCGTGCCGTTATCGAGGAGCAGGTCTGCAGCGATGACTACAAAGTAATCGTCACCTGTAACCGCACTACGACTGTGCAACACACCTCGTAGACCATCATGCAGGGAAGCATCGTCCCTACTGTCGTGTGTGCTGTTTGCGAAATCAAGGTGAATACTGCTAACAAGAAGAGCACCGGTGTCAGTGTTGATGTTGTGTAGCCGAACACGCTCAGGCGGAGACTGATTGGGTTTCTGCGTCGCTCGATTGATGGCACCGGGGTTGATGAGAAGGTTGTATGGAACGTGCGGGACGGCGTGAGCGCGACGTGTGCCCGGTGATGTGAGGTAGTCGACCACTGAGTAGTCCCCGGACGAGTAAGGCGACTTCGTGAAATCGACAGTTCCAGATGTCACTGAATTGCCAGTCAACTCCGTAGCCAACGTTTTCGCATCATTTGCACTGACGGTAATGGTAGACAGCCCACTCGAATCAGCGATAGATGAAATGTCATAGGTGCCCTCAATCGGGGCCACTGGCTCCTCAAAGCGAAACAAGGCCAGCGTGCTGTTGCCAACCAAAGGAGCGCTGCGGGTTTTCATCTCATCTGTGAGAACGCCGGTGATGTGCACGCTCTCAACAACACCACGAAACTCACCGCCCCTACCTCCGATGTAGACGTGGTCATCTGATTCAGGCAAGACGAAGTCGCTGGGTAGAGCCTCCTCGACCATCAGTTCTCCGTTAATGTAGAGAGAAGCGTAACCCTGACTGACTGCGGCGACGATGTGAATGAGTGGACGCTGGTTGAGATTCAGGTTGGTAGCATCGTCTTTGGCGCCGTCGAAGCGATTGTAAGAGTCCTCAAAACCACCGAACGTAGTTGAAGGATAGACTGTCCCGTCAAAGCCTGTGCTCACCGGAGTAGCCGTCCTCAAGATGATTTTACGCACACCCGTGTCGGTGATGACGTTGACCTCGAACACAGCAGGTCCGGGTGTATCGACGTTACCGATGCTTAGATGAAACTGCCCACTCTTTGTCAGCACCACGCCACCGCAATCGGGCGTAACCCATGCCTCAATCGCAAGTTCTCCACCGATAGCATCGGAAATGATGCTCCCCACACGCGCACCTTGAGAAGACTCACTGATGATGTCGGAAGCGCTACGGTCCCCGTCAGCACTGTCCCGACCCAGTCCACTGAAGGCACCTTGAGGAATGATGACTCCATCACTCACGCCATCAAAGAAGAGGGCGTGATTGGACTGAAGCATGATTGGCATTGTTTCACCTCATGCGATAACGTCGATGGGCGCGAAGACCATCTGGTAGGTGTAGACCTGCTCACCTGCGCTGTAGCCGACGTCAAACTTCTGAATAGCACCTTGAATGCCAGTCATGTTGTCACCTTTTGAAAACTCTACTCCAGCCGAATTGGTGTTGCCTTGCGACATTTTCTCATCAACCTTCTTCAGGTTTCCAGTTGGAACAAGGAAGTTACGAGCAGTGTATTCTTTGCCATCCGGTGCCGTAACCATCGAGTTGTATGGAATCTGAAGACCGATAGGGTAGTCACCGTCCACAGCAAGCAATCCCTGTGCTGCCGACGTTCCTCCGATAGCCAGTCCGGCTACAAGCCCGAGGCCCCCAGTAGCAAAGGCAACACCAGCAGCAACAGCGATGCCTCCAAGAGCAGATGCTCCTGCCCGCTGCGTGTTGTGCAAGATACCGTAGAGGTCCTGCACCTTGTCACCAGCAGACTTTGACCTCGTTACTGCATTGCTGCCCCCACTGAAGTTCTCGTGATAGGGGACGTAGAACGTGGAGTTTCTGAAGCGAATGCTGTTCGACCTGTCCATCGGACCAGTAGCATTCTGAGTGATGCTTAGCAAGGAGTTTCCCTCACTCGGATTGAGAACTGAGCCGGACACAGTCGTCGTGAAGGCGCTAAATGTGGCGATGGCTGTAGCGACTGCCGAGGCCAGTTGAGCGGCTGTGATGAAAGTAGAACTGGTGGTATTCTGCACACGCACTGTTCCTCCGCCGACATGCCCGACAGAACCCGCACTTTCCACAAAGGTCACTGTATGCTCAGTCCCATCCTTCTCAGTAAGCACAAGTTTTGCGGCACCTCCTGCCAATCGACCGAACTTGCTTGTGTCGATAGCGGGGACGTCACCCACACTGTCTGCATCCTTTCTTCGCAGACCGAAGTCAATTTGACCGCTCGCGCCTCGGGCGTTCTGCGTGCGGCGGTTGAGGTCATCATCAACGAAAATACCCTCGATGATGATGGTGGAGTTGACGCGGTTGAGGTCAACGCCAAAGCGCCTACCACCCATCAAAGGCGCAGGCATACCACCCACTTTGCGCTCGACGCTGAGAGCAATGGACAGGGCGTTGAGTTCCATACCGTTCTCATAACCAGCGAATCTCATGTTCTCAGGCTTGTCGAAGATGAGGCGGATGGGCGTGCCGTAACCGTCAGCCATACTCAGAACCTCCCTCGCATGGTGGTGCCGCCAAGTGCACGAGAGACTTCTTGCTGAATCATGTTGCCCATCTGACGGGCCATCTCGCGCTTGTCAGTGCGGTCGGTGATGCCGCTTGGGTTGATGGTGATGTTGAACGTCTGAGAGCCGCTTCCGCCGCCCTTCATCTCAACAGGGATAGAACGACCTCCGGCCAAGGGCACAACCGCTTCCGTGCCGTGCAACACAGCGGGGTAACCACTCGACGGTCCACTGGCGATACCCCCAGCAGAAAACTCAGGTAGCCTCTCTCTAACCCCCGATGCAACGTTACCGCCAAAGTCCTTCACCGAGGCCAGCCCATCCTTGAGCCTACCCATGACTTCGGTAAAGGTGTCCAATTTCGGTTGCATGAAGTCCTGAAAAGCCACGACAACGGTGTCCCTGAAATCAGTCGCTTTTGTTTTGAGTTCACCAAAGCGACTTTTGATAAGCGTCAATTTCTCACTCAATGCATCGACCGGCCCTGCCAGCCTCTCTTTGAGCGGTTGAATGAAATCGTTGAAACGTTGACGCATGACTTCGACCATAAGTGACCAGTTGTCGCGAATGAAGTCGAACTTGGCCTTGAACTCCTCCAATTTGGTGAAGATGGCGTCGATAAAACCGAACCGTTCACGCATGCTTTCGACCATTGTGCTCCAACGTTCACGAATGCTGGTCAGGGCGTTCAAGAAAGGGTCGAGGAAGGCGCTAACAAGCGGCCCAATGGTCCCATCCCACACGGCCTTGAGACCAGTCATGACGCCGTCCCAGTCACCCTTGACGAGAGACATACCTGCTTTGAACAAGTCAACGAAGGGTTGGACAAGAGGCATCAAGACAGCATCCCAAATGCCAGCCGCCGCTTCCATTGCGCCAGCAAAATCGCCCTGCAGAAGCGCCATACCGCCTGTGAAGGCTCCGGTGAAGAGGTCGACGAGAGGTTGCACGAATGTGTTCCACGCAGCCTGAATGACACCCACGGTGGCTTCCCATGATGCTTTCAGTAAATCAAAAGCCGTCCCGAATGTCGTGTTGAAAAAGTCACCAATGGTCTGAATGATAGGTGTGGCGAATGCAGCGAACTCTTCCCAAATAGGCGTGACGTTCTCGGTCCAAAAGTCCTTGATGCCCTGAAACTTCTCTTTGACGAAGTCGATTGCACCACCGATGGCATTCATAATGGCTGTTCCCGCTGATGCGACTGTGCTACCGATACTGCTGAGAACACCGCTAAGACTCCCAGCGGACGTGGTCAAGCCGCTTAGAGCGACCGTTAATCCAGCCAGTGCTACCATCAGAAGTCCTCCGTATCGAGCCAAGCATAGTCGAGAGACACAGTCTCCTGACCTCCGCTTTTTGCCTCTTGTCGCTGCCGCCTCATTTCCTTTTCCTCTTGATTGCGACCTACGAGCGCCCAAACAAGTGATTGCTCAAAAGTAGCGGGACTCATCTCATGCACTTCCTTTAACGAGATAGCGTAGTGTTTGGCCACGATGTAACCCCACAGTTCCATCTGCATCACTACGTCTTCGGGACTGGCGACGGTCTTGCGACTGAGGAAACCCTCAATCACTGAACGTCGCCGCTCGTAAAATCCCCCTGAAGCATCTGCCCGACCTTCTCGGGACTTGGAAGCACAGCAGCGATACGCTGCCCAATGTCGCCCTTCAGGTTCAGAAGTTCGTCAACAGTGAGTTCGGGGTTGGTGCGCACGAGCCAGTGGGTAAAGGCGTGCTTCCAGTAGGATTCGAGGTCGAGAGACATCTCGCCATCTTTACCGAGCGTTAGCATTTCCTGAGCAGCGCGTTGAACGTCAAAGAAGGAGATGTCCCTAACCCACACTTCCATGACCACTTCAGGGTCACCGGGGTCCACGGGAATCTCGTGCTTTGTCTCATTCGTCTGTCTCAGTAGTTGGCTCTTGTTCGGTAATTTCGGCATTCATCTCCACCTCGGTCGCAGCCGCTTCATCAGCGGGGGCGTCCACCTCTTCCTCGGCAGCCGCTTCATCAGCGGGGGCTTCCGGCGTCGGTGTGGACTCGGTAATGCCCTCGTCGTCTCGCTTGAGACGGAGGGCCAGTTGGGCCTTGGTGCCTGAGACTGGCAAGCCTCGAGCGACGCACTCCTCACGGAGTTCGGCAAGCGTCATGGCATCGTAAGAGAGGTCGGCAGGGAAGTCCTCGCTGTTGGGGATGTCTTCAACCCGCTCAGTTTCTTCGGAGACAACTGCCTCTTCCTCTTCGTGAGATTCTTCGGCGGCGGCATCCACCTTGGCTACTGAGATGCGACGCAGTTCTGCTTCGATACTCTTTCGCACGCCAACCGTGGCTGCTGAGCGGGATTCTTCACTGGTTAGACCAAGTTGCTTACCGAACCAAACAGCATACGCTTCCCTACTTTTACGGCGGTAGTGATAGACAGATTCGGCTGGCGTTGGCATTCTTGGTCACCTCAACAATGGAACAACGTGTCGGTGGAAATGACACGCATGGCTTTTGGCATCACCTTGAGAGCAGCGCGAATTGGTCCTTTATCCTCAGGGATGGGGAGCGGCGCCTCGGTGATGACGTAGTCGTCAAGCAAGATGTCGATGCGCTCACGAGTAGCACCGCTGCCCTGCTTGGTGAATGAAAGACGAATCATGTTGGCAGTCGTTGCGCTGAAGTCCACAGCACGGCGCATGTGGTGGTAGAACACAGGGTCGTCGACGATGATTTCCATGTCCATCATGTATTCCGTCTTGCCCTCAACGGCGATGGAGGCGTTACGAGAGCCAGCGTGAGGAACTTGGTCCGTAGCGCTGTCAGCGATGGGTGCGCCGTTGATGGTGTAGAATTGCTGCACACCCGTGCTACCGTTGAGGTTGAACGACACGACCTGTCCGATGCGAACACCAGCGAGGTCAATGGTGCCGTTGTAGAACATGTAGGGCTTCTGCGAGCCCTTGGCGATGCCTGCTTCCTTGCGCTTGGCATCAGTGTTCGCCGTGTCTTCGAACATGCGGTGAGGGTTGTAGCGGTCACCCTTACTCGCCTCAAGGCGACCTGTGTCAGTGTAGCATAGGGCCGAGTCGAAGTTGACGTTCAGACGCAGCGCAGCATCCGTGTCAGCCGTGAGTGAGAAATCCTTGACCTTGCAGCCACGGAACACACGGGTAAGTTGCTTGGTATCGGTCACACCACCGTCGGTGACGTCATCGGCTGAACCATCGCTATCTCGGCGGCGGATGCTGACTTCCATGGCGAAAGAAGGCACGGTGCTACGAGAGTAAAGCAGGCGCTTGACCGGGTTCTGAATGTTGCCCGTCGACTCACGGTTAGGGCTACCGGTGGCGTTGTCACTCGCAAAGCGAGCGAACTTGATGTCGGTGTTGTCCGAGTGCGGGAAGCACAATGCGTCATCAAGGAAGATGCGGGCAGCGGTGATGGCAACAATGCGACGAATCTCACTGGTTTCAGTCTTGTCGAAGTAGGTCGTCTCAGGGCTGGCGACAACGCCGAAGGTGTTAGCGTCGTCCGCTTCGTTGTAGGTGATGACATCAGCGACAGCGCTCGCATCAGCACTACCGCCGTTGATGGTGTTCTTGATGATGACATAGTCACCAGCGACAACAGGGTCTGCACCAGCGCTACCCCAGTTTGGGGGCGCGTTGCTTCCGTCGTAGGTGATGGTCGTTGCTCCGACTTTCGTAGCAGCGGTCAGTTTGAAATCGTTGTCCGTGTTAAGCAGGGCGTCGTAGGTCGCGCCAACATCCACCGCCTCCATACCGAGGCAGTAGTAGAGCCACCGAGGGTTGTGCATGTTGACTTCGAAGGAGCCGCCTTCGTTGATGAGGCGCCCCGGCACTTGCACGGCCACGTCACGACCGAGGCCGACGACATGGTAACGCTTGAGGTCGACTTTCGTCTCAGGCAGCGTCACCGTAGCAGCAAGCCCGAGGAATTGGTCGGTCAAGACTGACTCACTTGACGTGCCAGCGGTATCGTGGTAACCCATTCCAACATCAACGGAAGGCAACGTGAAAGAGTGGAAGTGGAGTGCATCATTGGTGCCACTGGTCGTAGAAGTAGCCTCCTTGAGCGCAGGCGTCACGACGAAATCAGTCTCAGTAGCAGTTGGTTGATGTTCAACAACGGTGAACACCTTACCGGTCGAGGTAGCGTCATCCAAGGTGAAATTCGTCCCACCGATGATGCTGAGTTTGACGCCGACGAGCATACCCCGAGGCAGTTGGAGCACTCCTGATTCAACAGGCGTGTTGGCCGCACCACCCGCAAGACGAATGGTGCTCGTGCCCGCAGCGGCATCAGTGGACTGATGCGTGAAAGTGAACGAATTGGACGCATCGTAATGGTGAGGAAGTTCCAATCCTGTCTCGTGACCGAACGAAATCTCGGTCAAATCTCCCTTGTAGACTGTCGACGGCATGTTCGCTCACCTTATGGCACGAGTTCCGCGAATATAACAACCTCGATTTGAAAGGTCATGCGGAACAAATTCTTGGTTCTATCAGAAAGGTCGGTTCGGGTCTTGAACACGAGGCGGTCGAAAGCGACACCATCCCCCTTTCGCTTGAGATGAATGAGGCGACGCACCTCGTTTTCCATCGCCTGTAGGTGCTTACGTGACTTCGTTGTGCGCACGTCAACCGTGATGTTGATGCGCGTTGTCACGAAGTCGTAGAGGATTTCGGGTGCTTCTTCGTTATGCGCAGTCTCGTAGCACATGATGTAGTCCGATTTCTTCATGTCGATACGCTTACCTCGCTCAGGGCTGAGCGTAGCGATGTCAGCAATGATGGGCTTGATGTTGCTCGTGTTAGCGCGATTCCAGTCGCCAAGCGCCGCGATGACGGAGTCCAGTCCTTCAGCAAATGTTGCGACCATCACTCCACCTCCCGCTTGTATGCAGCAGCGTCCGGCACGAGGTTTCCGCCACTAAGTCGCAACTTGTAGGTCACGAGGGCGGGAGACTCAACCAGCATCCGCTTGTCCACCCTATCTAATGCTGCCTTAAGAGTGCTGGGGTCGGGCTCTCTTCCTTGCTGCTCAAATGCACCTGACTCGTTTCGAGTGATACCCTCCATAGCCAGTTCGCGTTGCTCGACCAAACGTCGAAAAGCCTCGGGCGTCTGAGTAACGACCTGTTTGAGTTCTTCCTGCCTCGTGGGGTCAAGCATTGCTTCGGTTAAGTGCTCCAAAAGGAACTCGTCAACCTCCGTCTTGACCATCAGCATCACTCAAAGAGCACCATTTCCTGATAGCGCGGCAAAATCCTGTCGATTTCACCTTGCAGGAGTTGCACCTTAGCGGTGATGTCAATGTTGCTTGTGCCTTCGGGTAGGAGGACAGTGCGGTCATCTGACATCAGGAGGTCGATGACGACCATCTTCGTAGCAGTCTCTTCGATGGCTTTCTCAAGATAGCGCTCTCCATAGATGTAGGACACCTTGACGGCATTCCATTCAAAGAATGGATAAGAGTTGTTGAAGTAGATGATGCCCATTTCGTAATCCATCCACCAATCCTTGAGACGAGCGTTGTCACCACTGGCACTACCGCCATGCAGGTCAACTTGCAGTAGGTCTTGGATGATATCGCCACTGGGGGCGCTTCCTACGACTGCTTCGCAGCCTGTGAATGTAGTAGAAGTCACCCCAGTGTATCGAATAACGTTGGTGTTGTCACTGAACACGCCTGCTTTTGCGAATCCTTCAGTGTCAGCAATCGTGACAACGCCAGTGGCGGCTGAACCAAAATCACCGCTTGTGCCCGTTATAGTGGCCGTGTTACGCTTAGTCTGTGAAATGGCAACGCTGCTGTCAGTGCACACAACGCTGCATGTCTCACCTGCTTTCACAGGTCGCATGCTGCTGACCTTCACAACGCCAGTCCCGTAGTCTGCATTGGCAGAAGCGAAAAACTCGTTGTGGATGGCAACGTTCGATGTGGAGCCTTCGAGGGTGAAGGCAGGTGAAAAGTCGACAGCAGCCTTGTTCACTCTATCTTCCTTGTTGATGAGGTCAGCAAGGTTCTGTGCTGTGGTCGTGGCATCAAAATCCGTGCGCCACTTGGTGGTGGTGGTCGTGGCATCAAAGTTCTTCTGTGCAGTCAAAACAGCAGCAGTGCCGTTGCCGGGAGAAAACACGATGGAGCCACTGATAGAACGCACGTCCGTCGGAATTTGAATGCGAGCCTCGGCGCCGCAAATCTCACGATAGTCGTCACCCTGCCATAGTTCAAGGCGCAGAATCTGCTGCACGTTGCGAAATAAGAGTGGTGTCGTCCCAACGTAATCGGTGTAGTAACGACGTCGATAGGGCTTGTAGGTGTCGAAGTTGATGTATTCGGCACTGACGAGGTAGGGCCGCCAAGCATTGTGAGTGATGTTGTCAATTTTGTCCTGCACTTCCCGAATACGGTTCTGCACGATGGCCTTGGTAACGCCACGCTGCCGACCAACCTTGGCGTTGGTGAACGAAGCGAGGTTCTGAACGTAGGTGTCGTCAGCCGCCTCGAAATCAGCGTGTGTGAAAGAGCCGGTGAAAGCCAACTTAACGCCACTGGCACCGCCGTTGGTGATGGCTGTAATCTCCTTTTCAACGCCGAGAGGATTGGCATCGCTGTAGATGAGGATAGTATCGCCAACCTCAGTGCCGCAACGGCGGTAGTCTTCACCAGTGATGAACACACCGTCGCTCACAGAGTCAGCAGACGCAGCCACTGGCTCTTGAGGTCCGATACCGAGGTAATCAGCGACCTTCTGCGGCGTCGTGTAGACTGTAGCGCTGGGGTCGAGCGGTCGAGTCTCACTCTCACCGGGGTTGAACACCATCGGCATTACTCTCGAGCCTCCTCACTTCGACTGGCGAGATTATACTCCATGGGCTTGCCGCAGGAGCCGCAGTTCTCACGCCATAGAAAATGCAACATACCACAGTGCTGACAGCGAGTGCCTGACCCGATGTTCAAGACGTCAGAAGCATCTCTATTGCGGTTACGTTGTTCTTTGACGACTCCCTTGAGAGGGTTCTCAGGGTCCACAAAGGCGGATTGGTCAATGGTGATGTCCGAGCGAACACCTTGCTTTTGAAAACGACTGATGTCATCGAAGTCAATTGCAGACAAGTCGAAGCCCATTCATCTCCCTCACACTCAACTGGTGGTCACGATGATGTAGACATTTCCCAACACAACGTGTGGGTCAGCCGACACACAAGTATTGCTACCGATAGCGGTGCTAATTTCTGTGGCAATAGCGGTTCTCGCTGTGCTATCTGCGAAGTCCTTTGGCGGGTAAGGGCCAAGGATGGTCACGGACTTTGCCATTCAATCACCGCCTTCAGGAGCGGCGACCGATAGCGAGGAAAGTGCCAGCAACAGTGGTTCCTGACGCAGCCCCAGCGATGGTCACAGTCGTGCCATCGACGGTCGCGACGTCCAAGAGATTCAGGGTGCCGGGAGTGCCACCGTCGTCAGCGGGCGTCGTGTCAACCACTTGGCCGACGGCTGAAGACGGGTTCAGGATGAATGCGTCAACGCTCGCGAGGATGTCGCCAAGAACGATGCTGGTGTCTCCAGCCTCATAAGAGCCGGTCACAATCATGCGGTCGCCAAAGTAGGTTGGTCGGGGGTCAATAGTCACTGCCATGTTCACTCACTCTCTGTGGATTCTTCTTCAGCAGCGATGTCTTGAGCAATCTCTGCTGTTTCTTCGACACCGTCGGGACTCATAACAGTAGCGACGATATCGAGGAGTTGAGTTTTGGTGGCATAGCCTGACGGCTTGAGGTTGTAGGAGGCAAGCCAAGTGGCAATGTCCTTCTTGTTCCAACCCTTGTCGGGGATGCCGTCGCTGCCTTGGTCCACAGTTCGCTCTTCTGCTTCGGTTAGGGTCCAGCCCTCGATGCGGAAGTTCTCAGGACCAAGTCGCGCACCGTAGTGGTCGAGCCAAGCCGAGGTGACGTCGACTGGTCTGTTTTGCTCCCAGTCGCGCATGGTAGGGTCCGTCGCACGACGAACGTGCGAGCGTCCAATGTAGGTCACAGTGGGCACGAATGCTCACCTCAGGACACAATGGCCATGAACAGCGTGCGGTTGTCGAGCGTTCCTTCTGCGAGCATGGTTGCGGTTGCGCTTCCAGCGCCACTGAAGTCAGTGGTGCAGGTGAGGGACTTTCCAGCGACACCAGAGCCGCCAACGACCATTCCGTGAATCGTGTCCGCATCTCCACCGACGGTGAAGACGTTGGAGTTCTGCACGAGAGTCATGACACCCATGATGAGTTTGAGCCCACGGCCTGCCGTGTTGGTCGTATCATCATTGGTGGCTTGGAAACCGGTGATGGAACCGGGGTATGCGCCGCTTGCGCCAGCCGCACCATCGAGCCATCGAGTTCCGTCCACGAGAGCCCCCGCGTAAAGGTCCAATTCAAAGTCAACGGCCATAATGCCGCCTGCTCCAGTCGTTCGTGTAAATGTAACTGCCATTCTTAATCATCTCCTATGTTCTTTTTTGTCTCCATCACTTGAGGTCACGAATGCTCCCTTGTGCGCGGAAGAAGGTGGTCCAGACTTCGCCCATGGTCCTGAAGAGACCTTCCTGACCGAGACGGTTGATGGCGAAGGGGTCGCCGGTCTCGATACCGGACTCGAAGTATTGAGTCGGGATAGCCGTGGAGAAGTAGAGGTAATCCGTGTCAAGGAAATACATGCGGCTGATGCCGTCCTTCACGACGTCCTTGGAGGGAATGATGGGCACACCGTTGTAGGTGGCGACGATGAACCCGGCTTCGATGCCGGGGACACCCTTGACACCGTTGTAGGTGGGGGTAACCCGCTTCTCTTCCATGAAGCGCTGCTGCGCCTGCAAGAGTTGCTGGAGTCGCATCAAGGTGTCGTAACCCGTCAGGATGACCTTGGGGTTGCCACCAAGTTCCCACATGCGCTGGAACACGTCGTCCAGTTGGTCGAGGGACATGACACGCTGGTTGCCCGCTGCACGGTCAGAACCGCAGTTGACCACAGCGTTGGACCATGAGTTGGCGTCACGGTCGATGCTGTAGATGTCGAGGTCTGATGCACCACAGTGGTCGGTTCCTGCAGAGGCACCGGTTTCCATGGAGGTGAGGCCACCGGAGGCGCCACCGTCGTTGCCGGTGATGCGGTCGAGAGACTCGAAGTTGTTGCCTGCGACCGTCTCAGAGTCCGTGAGGAGCATCTTGTTGACCATCTCAGCGTGGTGCTTGCCCATTTCCTCCTTGAGGACTGAGCGCATGTCACCGAGGCCGTCGTCCTTGTCGGACAAGAAGACCGAGACTTCGCTCACGTCAAAGGTGTGCGCGATGGTCTTGGGCTTTGCAGCAACGTGCTGGAAGGTTGGCTTGACAGTTTCAGGCAGCGTGCCGTTTTCTGCAATTCCACCGTGGATAACACCTGCGTTTGGCTTATCCGTGATGACTCGCCATCCGCTGCGCTCCCATGGGCGCTTTGGAAGAATCGAGAAGGCGTTGAACTCTTGGTTGAGTTGACTCCACACCTTGCGTCCGTAGATGGCTTGGTAGGTCCCAGCCGTCGTGGACAGCATTGGGCTGTCAGCCTTCAAAAGTTCTGAGCCAGTGTATGAGTAGCCCATTGCATTGCCTGCGCCATAGTAGTAGCGCTCCATGTCAGTAACTGTGCGAACGTAGTTTCGTGCCATTTTTTCATCTCCTTAATTTTCAATTTGCGTCTGCTCGAGGCTCACTCGTCGCGGAACAGACCTCCGGCGAGTTGGTGAACCTCTTCCCACGACATGTTGGCGAGGTCAGCCGTAGAAGGCACCTCAACTGCGGGGGAAGCAGACTTTGCGATGGTCGTGGATTCCACGGAACCGATGTTGTCGATGCGCTCATTGAGGTCACCGAGGGCCTTCATGACCTTGTCAAGAGGGCCGCGAGCGTCAAACGCTTGAGCCTGAGCCTTGGTAATCTCTTCAGTGCGCTCGTTGGTGTAGCGCGACTCGAAGTTGTTCTCCATGGCCTTGCGCAGTTCTTCTTCCTGCTTGGCGGCCTTGAAGACTTCGTAAGCGTGCTCCACAGAGACAGAGTCGACGCTGGTGACGAAGTCAGACTTGCTGACTTTGCCACCGCTGGAAAGACCAGCGCGGGAAAGAGCGTTGGTGGATGGGGAGCCGCCTTCTTGGGCGCGTCCCTTGACCTGAGCAGCGAAGCGAGTATCGTAGTCAGAGAGTTCCTCAGGCGTGGAGCCGAGGTTCGCCTTAGCGATACCATCGAAGTGGGCGCGAGCACCGTCAGTGTCCACACCAGCGGACTTGAGGGTGTGCTCCATCCAGTCGAGGTATTCGGCGGTGATGACATCGGAGAACTCGGACTTCTTCTTCTCGTCCTTCTTCTCCTCTTCGTCATCGGCCTTGTAGGCCTTCTCGGGCATGTCCTTCTTTTTCTCGGGCATGTCCTCTTCCTCTTTCTTATTCTTCTTCTCGAATTGAGGGGGCATTCCCTTTTCCATCGAGTCGAGGCGACCTTCAAGGCGCTCGAGCACTGTGTTCATTTGTTCCATAACGTCGTCAGTCATTTTTTTCATCTCCTGTTTGTCTTCTTTCAGAATTTTGAATGTTGCTTCGGGGTTGATTCCTTTTTCGCAGATTGTGATTTCGTGAAGTTCGAGTTTGCTGATTTCTTGGTAGTTGCCGTGGCTGCTATCGTGTTTTCGAACTCGCTTGAATGCTTGTCCTCCGATGCTGAATCCCGCTAAGTTACCCTTCCTGACTTCGGCTGCCACTTCTCGTGCCTTTTCGATGTCATTTCTGAGTTGAACTACGACGAACATTCCGGCGTCATCAACTTCGCTCTTCCAAAACCTCCCTTCACTGTCTGTGTATTGCGGAACGACTTCCCCTACCTGAATGTTCGAGTGCGCGAGTTGCACATTTCGATATTTTGGGTCGGCCATGAACTTCTTGAAAGCGTCTTTCAAGGCCGAACGAGTAATCAAATCCCCCTGTTTGTCCACCAACTCGACACTGGCATAGCCTGCGACCACGAGGTCGTTGCTCCCTTTGAGGAGGGAGAGGCTGTCCGGCTGTCGGCTTCGGAGTAACACACTGTTCACCACTTGCTGTGCTCACCTACATAAATAAAGCGGCATCAATCATTTTCCGATTCTGCCTCATAAGAAGTAGACTGCGCTCCAGTTTTTTCCTTGAGCCTCTTGTTACGCGCTGCCGGGTATTCTTCCTCGGGGTCCTCTGTAGGTCGGTCAATCATATCCCAATCAGGAAGCGACTCTTCAGACATCAGGCTTGTAGGACCACGCGGTGATTCGATACCCGAAGCAACGTCGATTCCCATACCACGTGCACCGGGACCGCCGGTCATCTTTTCCTTCTCAACTCGGTCTACGAGGTCAGCGATACGAAGCAACGTCTTCGTCATGACCTCCAAGCGCTTCGGTTTGATGATGGCTGCATCATCATCCGCATCAATGACGCCTGCAGATTCCTTCTCGGACTCTTCACGGTGCTTCGGGTCACTCATGCTGCGAGCCTCACTTTCGATAGCGACCTTGACGCCCTTCAACATCAACGATGCAGCAGGTGACCACAGCGGACGCAGGCTCTCAGCCAGTAGCAACGAATACTCACTACCCTGCAGTTCACCAAGCGTTGACTTCGGTGAATGCGCCCATGTCCCATGTCGGTTAGTTTCCATCTTGTAGATGACCGTGTCCACTTCAGGGAACGAAAGAATGAGGCGGTCACTCTCAACATCAACTGAGAACTGAACAGGGATAACAGGGTGTGACTTGGTCAATAGAGACAGAGTTTCCAACGATGCTGGAGAATCGTCACTCTCACCGGCCACCTTGGAAGCAGTAACATCGTAGATGGTCTTGTCGCCCCGCTTTCTTGAGCGGACACCTGACACAGACACATTGACCACATCGCCCTCATTGAACGGTTTCGGGCTGGTGACAGTGCCGACGTCAAGGAACGACTCCCCCTCGTGTTCGACTCCTCGATTACCGAACCCTTCAGCATCCAGTGGACCGGCACCCAGTCGATAGGTGTAGGGTCCTTTACCCCGCACATCAAGAACAATGAGGCTGACCTTTTTGTCGGGACGGAGCAAGAACCACTTAGGATGACGTCGTTCCCCACGCATGTAGGTAGACGTAGCATCGCGTAGAAGGATGCGATTTCCTGATTCTTTGAGACTCTCAATCACGTCAGGCAAACCCTCACTGTCGGTAAGGCGGAGGTTGTGCGGGCCGGGGACAATGACGTGCTCATGACTGTCAAACTGACCTCGCAGCACCTTCAACCGCTCACGGACGCTCATGTCAGCGACATTCGTGTCATCGTATTCGATGATGTCCACAAGGTGAATTTCATCATCGTGACGAACAGCATCGACAAGGAAGTTTTTCTCAGTGAGTGCTTTGAACTGCGTCTTATCTTCGGATGAAAGTGAAACGTCACCTTCTGAATCATAGGCTGTCACGCGCCCGCTCTTACGTCGAACGATGAAGCGCTCTCCTTCAGGAAGCAGTGAAGCAGCCCATTCTCCGCTGAAGCCGCGAAGCGAGGCGAAGTCCTTCAGCGAGAAGATGCGGTGCATCGGTAAGATAGGCATCGGCTTCTTCCCATCATTCTTCATCAGAACATCAGGGTCCATCAAGGCCATCAACGATTTACCAATGCTATCGGGGTTGGTGTTTTCTGCTTGATAGTTGGTCGCAGGTGTAGCGGTGATGGCATTCGGCTGAGACTGAATAAGACCAACTCCACTAAGTGCGCTGTCGACCACATCCTTGCCATGCACGGCTTCGAGCATCGGTCGCTGAATCGAGTGCAGGTATTGTTCGTCAGGCATGTTGCTACCAGCGACAATGTTGTTACCGTCCCACTCAACGCCAACGGTAGGTTGCATCTTGTAGCCATGCTCCATAACGCCCGCAACATAGTAATCACCGATGTTGTTTCCCTTTAGGGAGGCTGCAGGGTGAATCTGCTGACCGAGCCTACGCCCAATGACGTTTGCATCGGTCTTATTTTGGTCGATTTGAGCGTCCATCAGTAACGCAGGGTCGATGACTGATGGATTGACTGTGATGATGTCGTGAAGCAACGATTTGATTTTCGCCTTGTCCTTACCTCTTTCCCTGACCTCTCCCATAGCGTGACGCGTCAGGCCGTATTTCCCAGCCTCATTCTGGTAACCTCCTCTAAAGAGGTGAGTGAAGGCTCCCAACCTATTGCTGTAATTCCTAAGGAAATCGCTAACGCTACCGCCCTCCTTTCGTCGTGACCCTGTCGTCTTACCTCGCCCTCCCTCTCGAGTCCCCTTCTTCCTCTCGCTCTCCTCGCTGCGATAGGCTTGAACTGCTGGGTTCTCAGCATATGCTTCATCGAAGGCTTTGATATGGTTGGTGTGATGTTCGTGAGAAAGTGAAATATCTTGACCACGGGGGTGAAACTGCATACCTGTGCTAAGAGCAGTGCCTGAGGTCATGGCCCGAAGACCAGATTCAGGCACAGTGGCGCGGATTTTCTCAGCCTGCTTGTAGTGCTCTTGATAGTCAGGGTCATTCTTATCATGGTCAAAACCAAGCGCTTCCATAATTTGCTCAGTCGTCATGTCTTGCGTCAATTCAGCACCATGATTCATGATGCTGCTCAAGATGTTGCGATGGGGGACAACCGTTTCCCCAGTCACCTTTGAAGCGATGGCGCTGGCTGACTCACGCTCCTCCGTGTCGAGACTCCGCCCCCAAGTGGTCAAGCCGTGTTTATCATGAGGCATTAGCATCAGCATACGATTTGCATCATGATATAGGCGACTGGAGTTGGCAAGGAACTTCACCTTGTTCGACGGGTCGAACGCCTCAGGGTCAACTTTCTCCATGATAGGTTTGATGCGTTGGGCCATGGTCTTGATGGCTTCAAGGTCACCACTCATTTTTTTGTCAAAGTTAGAGTGATGGAACTTCGCCGGTTTCCCAGTTTCAGTCATCCCTTCTACACTCTCAAGGTGCCTCACACGCTCAAGTGCGGCGAAGTAACGCTCGCGCAGTTCGGCAGGCGCTCCCTCGTCTGAACCAGCGTATGTTGACATCAATGCCTCCAATTTTTCGGCTTGCATTGAGGCATCTTCCAAGTTTTCGAGGAACTCAGTCGTTGCTCGGACCGGTAATTCTTTGACACTCCTCCCACTCAATTTGTGAGTCATTGCGAAGGCTCGAGGGTTTCCTTGGTCGTGGCTTCGCGCTCTCGCCACACTCTCTTTTGGAGAGTCCAATTCGTCATGCCTAAGCATCTCTTTCTCAAAGGGCTCATGTGGAGGGTGGAGCCTTCCAAGACGTGAGGTCACGTTGTGTGTTAAGCGACTATTCTGAGCATAGCGAGTTTCAACACCATCAACTCCACCGGCCATAAGCGCGTTGTGCAAAGATGCAGGGTCACTATCGAGACGCTCGGTGAAATCCTTTCCAAGAAGGTCAATCCGCTCTTCAGGGGTTAGAGCGCCGAGCATGTTGGCGAAGCCGGGGTCAAGTGTCGAGTGTCCAATCATTGGGGTGTTCTTCGTATTCCGACTCGCGAAACGCTGAGTCTTTCCTCGTTTCTGATGGTGAGAAGCGTCCCAAAACGACTGGGCTTGGGCGTGAGTGTCACCCTCACCATGAGTTCGAAAGCCCCTACTTGGTGGGACATATCGTCCAAAGAGGCCGACATTCTTTGATGAGGGCGTGAAGATACCGTCTCTACCGAGGCTCCCAATCAAACTCTTACCTTCAGCATCTTTGGGCATCCAGTCATGAAGAATTTCCAAACGAGCCAACGCGCTGCGTCCTGAACCTCCACGAATGAATGGGAGGTGGAAGATGGCACCGTTTCCGACTGGGCCATGTGGCGTGCGCATCCACAAGTCAGCCTCATCTTCGGGAATGTGCTCCTCATGTGGGCCGTTGAAACCCAAGTGAGAGTAAGCATCAGCATGACGAACGCTCTTGTGCCTCAGCAAATTGCTGAAAGCAGCGCTCTTACCTCCCTCGAGTGCTTTCAAGTCATCAAGCGAAAGAGGGGCATCACTCTCACCAAAATGTCCCTTGCCAGTGAACGAGTAATTGCCTTCCTTATCCCTCTTGATACCAAGGAGGCGATGGAGTGAGGACTCGTCAATACCTGCTCTTCCTCCACTTTCTACGTTGAACATGTTGGTAAGCGGCTCACTGCTACCGATGGCTTGCTCGGTCAAACCCTTCTTTCGTAGAAAATTCAAGTTGGATAGAACCACACCTTCGTCGGCGTGTTTTTCATTCAGTGCGTTGATGATGGCTTGCGCCATGGTGCCGTGTTCCTCATGGGGTGTTTCATGAAGCGCATCGTGAAGAACTGAGTAATTGTGTGACTGAGGGTTGGCAACGTCACTTTCACTCTCAACGTGCTTCCTCTGGTTCTGCGATGGGTAGATTTGCCCACGCATGGAATGAAGGAACTCAGGTGTGAAACGGTGAGCAATGTTACGCTTCACCCGACCGGCTGAAATGGTGCGACCGTCGCTCAATTTGATGTTCTGCACATCGTGAGCCTCTCCAGTGGACCCACGTTCCATGAGATGCTGCACGACGTTTTCCCGGTCTTCGGGCGACAGCCACTCAAGGCCGAGGTTGTAACCTCCCCAACCGAGAGATGTTCGCCGCCCGCCTTCACCCATCTCAGTGTTCACCCACCCTTGAATCGCATCGTCCATGTGGGCTTGAGCGATGGCGTAATCATGCTCGGCAGCGTTGGGGTATTGCTGAACAAGAGCATCCACTGTGCTGGAGTTGTTGCGCTTCCACTCCTCAAAGTTGTGAAGATAGAGGTCGTGGAGATGACTATCGTGTAGCGGGCCAGCAAAATGATGAGACGTATCTCCCCTCATCTTATCCTTGACTCCCGTGAAGTGCATGTTCCCCTTCTTGCTGTGATGGTCCTCTTGGAGAGATTCGTGGCGTTTGATTTGTTCAGCCAAGGAAACAGCGCCGGGGCGCGATGGCAAATAGAGTGCCTTAAGCGTCTCAAGATAAGCGGGCAAACCGCTGACGACGTTCTGCTGACGAAGAGGATGGTGCCTTGCCTGAAAGTGATGGTCGTCGGGGTAAAGACTACCTTGAGCAAACTCGGCATCGGGGAACAACGACACGAAGTCGTGTAGATTGGATTCTTGGAAACGCCCCCTCCAATGATGGTCAGGGGCAAGGTCAGGAAGCCTACCAAAGGTCAGGTAGGTATCTTCGTCTTTTTCTCGACCCCTTTCTCGTAGCCGCTCTCGGTCGCTCTTTCCTTCAGCAGATGACTTTTCTCCATCTTCACCCTCGGCAGCCAATCGCTCAAACTCTTCAAGCGTCAGACGCTTACGAGCATTGTCGACTTCTTCCTTAGCAACGATGTCGCACAAGAAGTCATCAGGACCCTTGAGCACTTCAAAACCATGGTGGTCAAGGTTTTGCTTAGCGAGAATGAAGTTGGCGGCTGACTGCTCGTAATCGAGTTCGTCAAGAATTGACTTAAGAAGGTCAGAACGTGCTCTCAGATACCAATCTGTGGCCTCTTCTCGCACATTCACACCACCTTCAGTATTGGTTGCGCATGTAGTCTTGTGGGTTCTGACGGTCGCGGCTTGCTCCCTCACCAACTCCAGTGGTGCCCTCAAGACCGGGGCACTCATCGCCGAAGCCGAAGCGGCAGCCAGTAAATTGGTTTCCACCGCACTGTTCACACATTGCCTTAGCGACTGCATCATTGGCTCCAGCAAGAGCCTCTACGGCTGCCTTGGTCAACGACCCATTCTCAACTTGACGGGGGACACTGTCATGATGGGGGTTCATCTGCTGACCGAGTGTCTCAAAGTTGACTGACTCGGACGAGGAGCCTTTGTTCGTAACATCCTCAGCGTGGTAGGGATATTGATTGGTGGTGTAGTAGGCGTTGCGTGTCTGACCACCGCTCTCAGCCATGAACATCACACCAGCAGGCTTGGAGTCAAAGGATGTGGTGAAACCGGGTTGCGCTCCCTCCTCGAAGGATTTCTGCATTTTCGCACCGCACCCCATCTTCATGCAAGCGCCCTTTTCCATCTTAGCGCCACACTCAGGGCAATCCTCGCCCTTCTGCATTTTTGCACCACAACCCATCTTCATGCAACTGCCCTTGTTCATGGCCTCGCCGCATTCAGGGCACTTTTCGCAATCGCGACAAGATTCGCCCTTCTTGCAGTCGCACTTGGCCTTTGCTTTCATGTCCTTCGCGCCCTTGCCGTCAGCGGCAAAAGACGGGACTTTCTTGCCCTCATGCTCAACCATGTCTATTTTTTCCGCTTTTTCAAGCAGACGCTGTGCCTTGCTCAGCAAATTCAGCGCATCTCTACCGTATGGAGATGGGATGGGTCTCACGCAATCACCTCAGTGCTCTTGGCTTGTGCAGCCATGTCGTGAATTTCATCCCAAGTCATCTGATGAATCTGAGAGTTGGAGAAGTTGTCATGTCCCTTGATGATGGCGTCGTCATTCGCACGGAATGCATCGGCTTCAACACCATCGGTCAACGGCGTGGAGGATGAAACGAAGCCTGCTTTGCGAAGCATGGAAACTGGGTCGCGAATGGCTTTCCGAAGCATGGCGTTCTCGTGCTTCAGAGATTGCAGGTCAGTGTCCATGGTTTCCATCTTCGAGATGAGAGTGGTCATCAAACGCTCGGTTACAGACATGTCTTCAGTCATAGGTTCACCTCAGGAATCAGGGACAAAGCGCCCGAACGTTCCACGGTGGACACTCATGCTGCGATTGGTGCGAGCGGCGATGACGGTGCCGGGAAGGACCGAGTCACGCTGACTCACATCGAAATTCTGTCCGCTCGTGTTCATCTTGTGAAGCATGGGGTTAGGGACATTCAAGTCGACCGTTTCACGTTGACTCTTCACAACAGCGCTGTGAATGTCTTCGGAGAGATAGCCTGCAAACTTGATGACCTCATTGATGTGGCTTTGCGCTTCACCTGCATCGCCGCTTTCGAGTGCTTTCACAAAAGCCTCGCTATGTAGTGCCATTTTCCGAGCCATTGGGTCCATCTTCAGTAGGTCCATACTCTTCCCTCTCGTTATCCGTAGTGATGCCGCCCTAAAAGAGATTACTGCCCTCGTGGCATACGAGCGTCCAAGAGTGCGTCACTATTCTGCTGCGGCAATCCCGGCTGAGGGCCGCGCTGCTGAACGCTCGACATAGGTGAGCCTGCGCCTACTGAGGCGCGTGCTTGAGGGCGTGCTGGGCTACGAGGTGTGCGAATGCCCATACCCTCACCACCGGGTTGCGATGGAGGCATTGGTGGACGCTGACCACCGGCAACTTGAGGAGGCATACCCATCATCGGAGGTTGACCGGGCATCTGTTGTGCCGCCCCAGCCGTTTCCTCGCCTCCCGGCTGTTTGCGGTAGACAAAGCGGATGTCACGGTCACCTTCTTCAAGCAACTCCGGCTTGTAGCCAAGCATTGCCATACGCTGCGCAAGGTTGACTTCCATCTCGTCGCGCCGCAGACGAGTGATTTCGTCTTCTTCTTCGTTGGGGTAGAGTGTCAATTTCCAATCGGTGATGTCCATCTCACGCAACATACGCGGGAACAGATTGTCTGTGTAGACTTTCTGACCAAACTCAACGGCGCGGTTGGTCACAAGAATCTGCAAACCCTCATTGTTGAGCCCGCCGGACTTACCGTTGTCAATCATGAAGATGCTCGAGACACCATAGAAGGCAGCGATACGGTTACGAATCTCGTCACGCACAGCAATGTATTGCATCTCTTCCAGCGTGTCCATGAACTTGACCCAGTTGACCCCACCACGACCCGAAGAAGATTCGATACCAACCTTGGGGACGTAGTGTGGGTCGCGCTCCATTTTCTCGTCAACGGACTTCCAGAATGACTTCATTGACTCGAGGTTGTCCGTCGTAACTGAGATGATGCCCTTAGGGGTGCGACGCTTTTGGTAAGCAGTGTAGATGTAATTGTCCATAGCGGTGAGGCTCATCGCTTGACGCCACATCGTATTGACCGGGCTTCGCCCGTAGAGTTTGGAAGGGTTATACTTGCTGAGATGGATGACCTCACCCTTGGTGAAATACTGATTCTTCCCGCTCCCCGCCATGTTGACATAATGAGCGTCAACCATGCGAGAGCCGCAGACTTGGCAATTGCCCTCTTGACCCGGATAAGCCACTTGGTCCCGGTGGAGTCGGCAAATCTTGTAACGCCCTCCGCGAACACCTCGCTTGTCTGCGATGATGCGCATGAAAATGGGGTCACCACGCACGATGTCCTTAACGCGATAGAAGGCGATTTCTCCCGTCTCAGGGTCAACATAGTATTCCTTGATGAGGAGCATGAATGCATCATCGACGATGTTCAGGTCGTTTTCAATTTCACCCAACACCTGCATGAACGTCTGTTCCATAGCGTTCTCCTGACCGAGAAGCCACTTGGGGTAAATGACCTGCTCAGGGTCAGGCGCACGCACCTCACCACCGCAAGACTTGCACATGTCGACGTCGTGCTGGAACTCTTCTTCACACTCAGTGCACTTCTTTCGAAACTTCTTCTCCCAGTGATAGCCACGTCGAAAAATTTCCTGACGGAGTTTGGATTGCACAGTCCGTAGAATAAGATTCTCTTGACTCACAGCATAGAGCGCGGGCAATGTGATACCTTGCGCGAGAACTGGTTCCTGAATGCCGGTCGTGTAGAGCGGCATCTGGGGCTGAGGCGTTGTGCGTCGGCGAAACGGACTCGCCAAAGCCGAGAGAAAACGACTGACTGGACCTCGCTCTTCTTCCGGCATCACAGACCCTCCGCATACTTGCCGATGGTATCAGCGTCGACGCCCCACGAGTTAAGCAGTTCGGACGCCTTCTTCGAGTCATCTTCCCAATTCTTGAAACGCACCAAACGCTTCAATTCTTCTTTTCTCACGGGGTCGCTCTCATCAATGAAAGCCAACACCGCTTTTGCTTGCATGCCTTTCATTTTGAGATGAGGCATCACACCAGTCAAGAATTTACGAAGGTCTGCCTTAGAATAGAATTGCAGCCTATGTTGGCTGCGAGTTGAGTTCTTGTGGACTTTGTTGTTCAATTGCAGCACGCCACAGTCCATCGTTTTGTAGAGGTCTTCACAGTGGACTCGCCCGCGCTCTCCCGTAGCAATCATTCCAGCACGAGGCTCTCCTCGCTCAGTGATGGTGATGTAACCGTCAGCGTCAAGGAAACCAGCACCGTAGGCCCACACGTCCTTGAGAACAAGACCGTCGTTGGCAACGCGAACGTAGGAGCCGCGTTCTGCGCCCTTGATGATGTCAAATTCTTCCCCATACATGTTGAGGAGAGTCGTGAACTTTCGAGTAGTGAAGGACTTGCGAAGCAAACCTGCTTCATTCATGTTGTCCTGTAGAATGCTAACACGCATTGGTCCCTTCTTCAGTTCTTCAGCGACGAACTCAAGATATCCACTCTCAGCCTTGGAGAGTTTGTCAGCATGAAACAGCGCTGTGCGCCACATTTTACGAGCGTCGCTACGGTCACGCATCGCATTGGCCCATGCTTGTTGTTCTTCAACACCCCACACATCTTCGTGCTCGTCAAGCATCTTCATGGTAACCTCAGCCTTATCCCACAATTGACAAGCCTGCTGCAGCGAGATTGACCTCGCCTCACCGAACTGCCGCAAGTGTTTGAGTGACCGGTCAGATAGACCGAGGCCCTTGATGCAATGCTCCACGCCATTAGCCCACGACAGATTGCGAATGGTCAGTTCAGTTTCGAGTGCCTTGATGGTGCGAACGTCGTCAATGAAGAGGTCGATATCACTGCTGCTGTTCTTGTTATGGCGTCGCGCTTTACGCAGACGTTTAACCAACTGACCTGCCGTGCAATTCATCTTAGACTCGAACCACCCGTCACCATTGGGTGCGAAGCGGTAAGTCTTGCGAATGGCTTCAACAACCTCCTCTTGGTAAGGCTGCTCGGCCTTGATGACAAAGTCATCTTCAATCAATGCAGACCCCCACATGATTTTACCTCACAAGTTACCTCTACTTAACCCCGACCCAGCCTTTGACGATAGTTGGCTTGCCGCCCACGCCCTGCTTCTTTGCACGCTTCCGCTTGGTGGCTGCACGCTTCTGACCTTCACTCATAGAGCCGGAAGTTTTGGGCGTCTTGCCGCTGACCTTGACGGACGGACGGCACTTAGGGTAACCCTTGCTGCCTTTCTTAGCCTTAGAGCGACCACATGGCGGATGCTTCCCGTCCTTATCCTTGCGACTCACGTCCACCCACTTTTCCTTGAACCAGCGGTTCAAGTCCTTGACGATAAGCACGTCATAGCAGGTGCAGCGGTCGCTCATCAGAAAACGCCCACCATCTTCGACACTTCCTTTGCCTTCTTCTTCTGCTTGTCAAGCAAAGCATAGCAAGGACATTTTGGCTCGTTCATTGAGCATTGCATGACGCCCTTAAGCATACAGACGCACGGTGTCGATTCAGTCCCCCCGCAACAGCAGGACTTCCTCTTGAGTTCGCTTTTGCTCATTTCTTTTTCCCACCCTTCTTGCCACGGAATTTCCCCTTGCAGTATTGCACAGCCCAGCCGTTTGCATAGGCTGAGGGGTAGACCTTGAACTTCCTCTTGGCTGCTGCTTTCCCTGCGGGGCACAACTTCTTGCGTAGGTCGTCAAAACAGATGTCAAACGGGTCGCTCAACAATTCCACCTTCTCAGTGCAGCACCTTTCGGTGTGAGTTTGCCCTTCTTGGACGTTGGTCCCTTCATGCCACCCATGCGAGCGCAGAACGATTTGCGACGCTTGGCTTTCTTGGAGCCGGGTTTGAGTTTGCTCGGTTTGGTAGTAACAGGTGGCTTAAGGTTCGCTCCAGTCTCGCGCTTGGCTTTTGCACGACCCTTAGCGTTCAACCCACCCTTCTTGTGATGGCGATTCGGATTATAACCGTGAAAGGGCTTGGACTTCTTCTTGGCTTTCGCGATGGCCCAAGCAATTTCACTGGGTGTGCAACACGAGCAAAAATCGACTGCTGCACCCTTCTGCAACGCATCAAGTGCTTCGAGGTTGTCGAGTGCCCGTTGCACCATGTCTTGGTCAGCAAAGAACCGTGTTGGGTCTTCGGCGCGAAGCGCCTGCAATTGTTCCTGCCCTTCAGACTCCATGGCTTCGGCGCGTCCCTTTTGTCGCTCCATCTGAGACATGACCTTCATGAAACGTCGACGAGCGCTGGGGTCGTAGAGACTCGGATTGATACGCATGTCTTGGTAATCTGCGCCTCGCTTACCCTCACCGTAGAGGAAGCGAGCAAAAGCCTCACGGTCATCTTCATCATCACCCAGCAATTGAGATGCTTCAGTCCCAAGTCGCTCGATGGTTGACTCCCTAAGTGCAGGGCCCCTCTCCATTTGAGAAGCAACATCAGCAAAGCGTCGAGCATGACCCTTCTCACCGGCTCCGCGCATTCGCTCGGCTTCCCCCATGAGTTCAGCCGGAGTGGCTTTGGATAAGAAGGCAGGAGGATTGCGCTCAGCCTTCTCTTTCGTATCAGGGTCAGCAGCACGCATGGGACTCTTGTCTGACGGCTTGCCGATTGAGATGACGAGCACTGCGCCTTTGGGCTTCTTTCCAACTTTCTCTTCTTTCATGGTATCATCCATCCATCTTTCTTGCGGGGCTTGCCCGTCAACCACTCGTCGAATCCGGGCATGAAGTCATCCAACATAATGACACTGCCCCTGAACTCCTTGGTCGCCCAATTAGCAAGAGCGAGGCTCATGGCGAGGTCATCGTGAACACCGACGCTTTCGAGGCGTCCGCTCTTTTGCATACCAAAACGAGTCAACTCCTCTTCGAGTTTGTGCGTGAAACGCTTGGAGCGGTCATCGCCGTAGGGCGTTTTGATTTGGCCCTGCTCAAACGCCATGAGCAGCGACATGAAGAGGCTCTCCTTACGGGTGCGCGTAGTCATGAAGGTGCGAATCGGAATGTCTTGACGGATGTCTTGCAGTTCCATGGCAAACATCCGCTGGAAGTTGTTACCCTCAAGTTCGATGAGGTCAGGCTGAAACTTGTTGTTGAGGATGATGATGGCACGCTTCTGCGCTGCAGACCCCATACCCTGCTCGTGCACAATACCAACGATTTGCTTGATGTCCTCATCAGGCAACGTGCGCAAGACAGTCATGGCCGTGTAGTCAGCGTTCTTGTCCGATGCGATGGCCGTGTCCCAACCCACGAAGTGATGACCAAGAACACCGACGCGGTCACCGTTCTCATCGTATTCACTGTCGGCTACATCCAAGAGTTTCAGATTATGGTCGCGTGCCTTCTCAAGGAGTGCCATTGGGAACATGCTGGCAACGTCGTGAATCGGTTCACACAGATATTCGCGTGTGAATTGAATGGCAGGCATCGTCATACGCCGTTGGTCGAGAGACTCAAGGTCCCAGCGCTCAGGCCACAACGCTTCACCTTCACGATTGATGGCAGGGTAAGTTTCCACTTGGAAGGTCTCAGTCTTCTCAAGTTGAGCATACAAGTCGTTGTAACTGAAAGGTGTGCCGACCATCATCAGACGACCGGTGTGGTGGAGCACAGGGAGTAGAACACCGTAGAACCAGTCTGCTGCACGCTGTAATTCAGACCCAGTAGTGCCCCACAAAATGTCGTCACAGAGAACAACATCAGGGTGGAATCCACGAGTTCCCCCGCCGACGGACTTTGCCATGATACGGCTACCGTTGGTGAACTCAAAGTAGGTCTTGCGCCACGGTTTGCCCGAAGGAATCAGTTCCTTTAGGCACGGCGAGTTCTGAATGTTCTGTCGAATGAAACGCATGTGCTCGAGCGTCTGTTCCAACGAGTGAGAGAAAATCATGATGTGCGTGCCGGGTTTGAATGCCGCAATCCACAGCGCGTAAGACATGAAGAACACGGACTTGCCATGGTCGCGACTTGCTTTCACGCAATAGTAGCGGTTGTCGCTCAACCCCTTATCCCACATGCCGTGATGGTCGGCGTAGTCGAACCCTAACACCGTCTCAAAGAAGTATTTGAAAGAGCGAGTGGACATCTTCTTGTCCATCTCAAGGACAAGTGTCTGCATTTCAGCGGACTTGTCACTCCCCACCGTTCATTCCCCCCATAAAGCCCTCTTGTAGTCTCTTTGCTTGTTCTTGAGTAGCCTTGACTCCACCCGCAGGAGGAGCAGGCTCACTTCCCTGTTGCTGTGGTTGGAAAGCCGCCGCCATACCTGTTGCCGTCGTGGGTATCGGAGCGGCGGTCATAGGCTCAGCCACGTTAGGCTGAGCGGGCTGAATACCAATGAGAGAGGTGAGGTTAGTTTGACCTGCCGGGGCACCGGGCGCTTGTGATGCTGGGTTAAATTGAGGCACAGGCTCGAACACATCGGCGTTGTAGGCACCACCTCGCATGTCGAAGGGTCGGTTTGCTGTCGTAGGAGATGCTCGGCGACGAGCCCCCACTAACGCTGCCTCATGGGTAGGTAACGCTCCCGGCATGTTGTGTGAGAGAATCGACTCCAACTGCTCAACGCTATAGTCGGAATAGGGAGACGTCATTTGTGACCTTTGCTGAGTAGGCGGCTCAACGGTGGGCGCTGCTACGGCGACAGGTTGTCGAGCGGCGGCTCGCGCTGCTTGTGCTGCACGCGCTTCATCCACTCTCTCTCTTACACCGACGCTCCCTGCGCCAAGACGAGCGCCTGCCTCTCCACCTATGTTTGTCAGCATAGGTGCGGCTTGTCCGTAGGTGGCTTGCGCTCGTAACGCACCACCACCAATGCCTTGCTCAAGACCGGCGCCAGCCGCTCCTGCTGATTCAAGACCACCGAGGAAGGAAAGACCAGCAAGCGCTCCAGCGACCCCACGCCCAAACTGACGTCCGCGAACACCAACATCTGCTGCTCTTGCGCCTCGTAAGTTCGCTCGCTCCCTGACTTCATGTGAAATCGGTTGATTGTAGGTTTTCTGACTGTTTGTGAAGCGGTCGTAGGCATCAGCACCATAGCGTTCAGCGTATGAGCGAGGTTGCCCCTCTTTCGCCCTACGTTGGGCCTGAAGACGTCCACGAGTGTATTCGTCCATGTCAACTTCAGTCGCTGGCCTGTTTTGATTTGCGAGGAAATACTCCTGTGGGCTCATGCTGTAATCCTGAGCCAGCGCCGCCTCAGCCTCGCGGGCTTGATGACGAGCAGTCGATGCGTCAAGCGGAGTCTCGCGGTCGAGCGGACCCCTGTCAGGCAATTTCTTGTCTGTAGAGTTGCGTCCAAGCGTTTGTTGAAAAGCCAACTCAGGACCACTGCTCCCGATGTTGACAACAGGCTCGATGGCCTTTCGCACGAGGACCTTGCTCATCAGATGCCCCCTACACTGATTTTGACAACCTTCACTACGTCAGATGAGACGTTCAGTCGCTTGGCAATACGTTCCCAGTCACCCATTTGATGAGCGATGGAGCGGACATCCACTGGAGTGAGGCCCATGTGCTTGGCAAGATAGCGCACCCCGTGCTCATCTGCAATGTTGACTGGGCGAGGTAGGGCATTTTTCACAACGCGTGTCTCAAGCAAAGCAGCGTCGCGCTGCATGCTCTCCATCGCCTTCATCAATCGGTCGGTTTCGGGAAGCACGTTGTCTTGGCTTTTCATGTATTCAGTAAGCAAACGTTGACGAGGGTCACCGAATGATTGCTGGAACTGTTGTTCCTGAGGAGTCAGGGCACCAGTTCCTGCCGTTGGCCCAAACCCTGTCATTCCCATAAACTGGCGGAGCGTTGCGGGGTCGGCTTGACCAACACCTGCTCGAGCGGCTTGCTGCTCAGGTGTCAGTTGCCCGAGAGGCATAGCATTCGCGCCACGAACTGCCACTTGCCTGCTTGGGTCTCTTGCCACGGGGGGTGTCCCAGCAGGAGGAAGAGGTTCGTTCTGAGTAACGGGGCGACGAGGAGCGGGTTCAGGACGAGTTGGCGTTGAAGCCATAGCCGTGGTCGACATAGCCAAGTCAGTGAAATAAGGGACGTGACCGGGGATTGCTTCGATGAGTTCGTCAGGGTAACCCATCACTGTGCGTCCAGCAAGACCGCCTTCGGGAAGTTGCTCGGGCACATCACGATGCTCATCGTGACCGAATGCGCGAGCCATCATAGTAGCAATACCCTCAATGGCTTGACGTCGAGCATCGACATTTTCTTGCTCGATGCCCTCGTGGCTAACGCCGAGTTGCTGAAGAATCTCGGGCTCAGGACTATAGTGGCGAAGATTGCTCGTGCCATCTTCATGAGCCCCTGAAAGCATAGCCTTCACATACATTTGAGCCATATTTTTGTGAGTGCTCCCGTTTTTCGTCGGGTGTTTATTTCCTGACATAAACTCAGGCTCAAGGGGGACGTGTTGCCCTTGAAGCGCGTGTTGCATCAGGTTGTCATATTTCGTTCGATTCCCTTCTTCATCAGGGTCACCACCAAACGCGTCAAGCAAGTGATTGAAAATTCGAGCCCCTGAGTTAGGGCGAGTTTGCCCACCTGACTTAAGACGCCCAAAGAGAGCAGTAAGCGCAGATGTTCTACCCAACTCCCCGAGAAGATTTTTTGTCATCTCTTCACTTTGAAGCACGCTTTTGAGTGACTGCATCGAGTAGTTGGTGCCACCTGAGGTTTGCGCTGTATTGATGGGCACCATCACGTCAGGGACGATTTCAGGGTTTTCAGCAGCCCGCTTAAGCGCTTGCTTGATGTGCCCTCGTGCGCTACGCATGGTTTCCGCCGCAGGTGTTTGCTGACGGGCCAGTTTGTAGTGCATGAGGTCAGGAGCGTGTCGAATAACCGACCATGATTGTATTTGGTCGAAGGCGGGGTCGAAATTGACGCCGCCGGGGGCGTTCGTGATGTGCGAATCCGGTAGTTCACCACGAGGTCCAATGATGTCACCGCCGCGTCCCTTAAGACGTCGACCAGCGGGATGAGCATCGTCGATTGAGAGATGCCCTCTCGAAGCCCATTCAGTATTGGCGATAGTGTCGAGTCCCATCTCCTGAATGATGCGCTTAAGTTGAGAGTGATAGGGAATAGAATAGGATTCGATGAAGTGTCCGACTTTTTCTTGACGGTTTGGGCGATTGGTAAAGGCTGTCGTAAAGTGACCGTCAACGCTCGTGTTTGGCCGACGAGTAGGCTCCATGTTCCCGTTGTAAGGTGTAGCCTTAATTTTGCGCCACTCCATAGAATCAACGTCAGGAAGGTGATGATGCCTGCTCTCATCTTTGTGAGCAGCGTTGTATTCGTCAATGGCTCGTTGAAGGATATTCTTCGCCTCGGCTGGGTCGAGCCCCTTCCCAGCAAGCGCTTCTCCGAGGTGATGCCACACTGCGTCATGGCCGTGATGGTGGTCGAAACCATCAGTGTGGTAGGCCATTTCTCCATGCTTACCTCGACGGAAAGAGCCGGGGATTAATTCACCCATACCGGGATGACCTGAAGAGTGAGGTCGATACGAACCGTAGTGCGCGAACAACGGAACGTCAGGCGTGTTCGGGTCACCACTGAATGCTTCAGGCGGTGGATTTGACAAGAGATGGGGGACACCCCCATAGAAAGCATAGTTCCCATGACCTTTCAGAATGATGTCCGCAGACTTGACGATGCGAACGAACCTCATGCTCGGTTGCCTCCCCGACCAGTCAGATAACCGATTGGGTCAAGGCCAAAAGTCCGGGCATCAGTTTCATCTTCAGTAGCGCCCTCAGGACGGGTCGTCTGCTTCGGATTGTTGCCGGGATATTTAGGCAGCGTCGAGGCTGCACCAGCCGTATCAGGTGCACCCATGTTCTTCTTTTTGCTGTCCTTGTCCTTCATTCGGCGCATGAGTTGCCGCATTTCACGAAGTGCGGTGCGAGCCTCAGCGAGGAGGTAGTGGTTCTGACCAGCCTTGATGAGACCACCGTCAGGAACAGGGTCCTCGCTCATGGTGACCATACCGGGCATTTTTGGTCGACTCAGACGTGGTCGACGCAAGCGAGGTGGTTGAATCGGAGGAGCACGCACTGGGTGCAAGCGAGGTCGCGGAACACGAGGCATACTGACTTGCCCGAAGGGTAGAGAGGCTCCGCTTTGCGGGGCGATTTGACCACGAATATTTTGCTGCTCTTGGTAACCGCGCCACTGACCGTAGGCTTGAGGGTCCTTGGACATGGGTTGTTTGCTCGCAATACCACGGTGACTCATTTCCACTGACAGGTGAGGTCGCATCAGACCTGTCTTGCGTCCCATCGGTAGGTTACGGGACAGGAGTTTCGCACGCGCCGAGGTTCCAGAACGTCCAGTGTAACCACCGCGAGGTCGCTTGAACTTACCAGTGGACGGGCGCCACTTGGCACGTCGCTCCTTTTTCTGACGCTTCTCGCCCTTTCGCTTGGACTTGAGAATCTCAGACCAAGCGTGGTCCATCGGAGCGCTGGCGTTCTTGATACGGGGGTCGCTCATCAACTGGCCGTTGACAAAAGCCATTCCCGGTATGGGTGAATCTTGAATGTCGACTGGCCCCTGTTCAGGTTCACCGAATGGACCGGGAGGGAGCATGGTGTTAGAATAGGCTCGCCTGTGGTAGAGCGCCTCAGGACTCATACCGGCTCTACGAGCGACATCTCGCAGGTCAGCAATTTCGTTTCTCTCTTCAGCGCGAAGGGGTAGAGGGGGCATTTTTTCTTCAGGGAGCATGCCCCTTTGCTGAATCATCTCAGGGTGAGTGCTGTGAGCGAAGCGTAGACGTGAGTCAATACCAGCCATGACGTTTCGGTCGCCTGCTGCCACGGCATCTCCCCTTATTTTCCGAGATAACCCGTCCCGCAATCGCATACGACGACCTTCATAGGCTTCTTTTCTCGCTAATTTTCGCTCGACTTCATTTTCAGGGCTGTGGTAATCAAGAGCCTCAGCCTCAGACATTTTCAGTAAAGTTGACCAAGCGTGCTCCATCGCCTCACTCATCTGAATCATCTCGCCTCCAGCAGCACCGGGGCCTCTCGCCTGCATGGCGAGACTGGTCAGGAATCCACCAGCACCAGCGGGCTGAGTGGGTTCGCTGGGTGAGGTGCGAGGCTTGAACGAAGGCTCATCCTCCTCACGTTCTTCTTCTGGTTTGTCAAGACCCATGTGATGGCGACGCACTTTGATGTGGCGAATCTTGCGGTCCTCCTTATCTTCCGCCTCCTTCTTTTTCTGACGCTTGTCCATACGAGCATCCTTGTCGCGAGCATCATCCATCCCGGTGGGTGTGCGTTCATCCTCGTGGTTCGCACGGAACATGTGCGAAGACTCAGAGCGAGGGGCGTAGATGCGGGTGTCTGAGCCACGACCCATCATCCCTTCACTCAAGCCACTCACCTCCAGTCAACATGTGAAAGGCATCATAGAGCAGTTCACTCAAATCTGTGTAGACGCTCTTCACGATTGGGTTGATTGGAAACGCCCGAATCATGCTGTGCGTCATCGCTTCATGCTCTTCAAGCAAACGAGAAGCAAGTTCTCGAACGGGGAGCACGACACCGGGGTCATCATCATGAAGAAGCGTGCGAAACGAATTTTTGAGCATCTCAAAAAGGAAGGGCGCCGTGATGCACACTTGCCCATAATGCTCGAAACGCTCAGCCATTCGCTCAGCGTATTCGACGATGTTCATGACGTCTCCTTCACGCAAATTCGGACGAGCAACGACGAGGCGGTAGCCGGGGTGACTGACCTGCAAAAGGTCAGGAACAGGCACCTCCATCATACAATCTCCTCCTCAACGTGGCCCAAAAGTTTCTCACGGATGCGTGCCCATGAGTCGGGACTTTCCTTACCCAATTCAACTTTGAGGATGTTAATGGTGTTGTGAATCTCGTTGTTCTCGGTAGTCGGGCCCCAGTTCTCCTGCATTTTGACGAGGTCTTTGATGGACTCTCTGACTTCTTTGTGCAGTGACACAGCGTCTCGGACAAAACCGTCTTCATGCACGCTACCTTCGCTGAGCAATTCTGACAGTTTGCTGTTAAGGTGCTCGACATTCGAGCGAAGCGTGTCAACTTCTCGACCCACAACCATGGCCACTTCAGCCACAGCAGCACGCTGAACCATGGGTTGGAAGTGATGTTTCATGTGATGGTAGACGCTTTCCTCACGGATGCCCAGTTCTTCAGCAATCGCATCAGACTCAGCGCCGTCGGCAAAGTAACGCTGCTCGAAATCAGCACGCTGTGGATGCGAACACACCTTGCATTGCGGGTTGGAAGCCATGTGGAACTGACCCATGTGATTTCGGAAGTGGCGGTCACTTGTGTTGAAGCGCCAACCCATGTCCTCATCGAGTTGCCGCGCTGAGATTTCCCCCAGCAACATACCCTGTTCAAGTTCATCACGAGAGGGATGTTGGCAGAACGGGCAAGAACGCTTGGTGACACGCTCCGCTCCCCCCATGAGCGCTTCTAAAGCAACATCGAACATAACCCTTTTCTCGCAGTAGTTGGACGACCTACCATGTTCGGACGAGTGCCAAGGGTGCCCAAGCAAGCATCCGACGTCATAACGACAGTCAAAGACATCGCTCGGAAAAACCGAGTAACGAAGAGCGAATACATGGACCGGTTGGCCGCATGTCACGGTTGCGATTTCTTGCTCAAAGCAGTCGACGTGTGCTGGAAATGCGGATGCTTCGTCAAAGTGAAAGCCGCTTCACCTTCGATGAGTTGCCCAATTGGGAAGTGGTCACCGAGTGAGACTGCTGTAGATGCGACCGAGGACAACCGAGGAAAACATGATGCCGATGAGGTAAGCGCTGACTGAGTTTGCACCCAGCGTGCCTCCCTTGAGCAGCAGAATGAGACCAAAGACGACAATCATGCTGATGAACTGCACCATTATCATGTCAGTGATGACGCTTCGCGTCGGTGAAAACACCTGCACGCTACCTTGAGATAGCGATTCCATCGGCCCAAATCCTTGCGGTCGTCGTTGCATCATTTCACCTCATTATTTCGGGAGTCCCATGAATGAGCGAGCGACAGTGCCAATGCCACCGCCAACCTTCTCTATCATGTTGTCATCAGCCATCGCAGCAGCGAGAGCACCACCCATCATGGATTGTTGACTCAAAGCGAGAATCTGCTGACGCTGCATTTCAGCCTGCTGAATAGTCTGCTGACTCGAGTTCACAACTTGATTCAGGGCCATTCCTACGTTCTCGGCACTAAGCGTCTTGAGGGCGTCGGGAAGCGAAGTCATGTCCATCTTCATGGCTCCTTCCTCGTCATCAATGACAAAGGTGGCTTCTTTGAGAATCGTGAGCAACGAGAGGGACGTAGCAGTGGCAACGAGGTCGATGACTGCAGCCAGTCCACCCGTTGCGATAAAACGGTGGATTGGATTTTGAGACTGCAAGAGAGCGTTCATCAATTCCATTTCACTTGGAGGAGCGACGGGCTGTTGACCGAACTGCTGCATCTGACCGTATTGTTGTTGAGTGCCCATACCCCCCATCATCCCGTTCATGAAGGCGTTCTGTTGAGGTGGCTGTGCAACTCCGAGGCCAAACGATTGAGGATGTTGCATGGCTCCCGTTGGAGCCCCCGTTTGCGAAAGATTTAGTCCGGCGGGTTGCTGGGGTTGACCAAAGTTGAACATCAGACTCACACCTGCCCAGCGAGTCCATCGACATCAAGGTTCTGTTGAGGCGTTAACATCGCCTGTTGTTGTGCGAGGAGGGCCTGAAACTCAGCCGTTGGTAGGTTAGCCTGCTCCATTTCCCAGCGCATGTAACGACTATCGAACGTCACTTGCACCAAGTCATTCTCGCCGCTCAGCGGATTATCAAAGCGCTCGATGCGGATGGCTTTGGTGCGACCAGCATCCCGCATTAGTTCATCAAACCACGGTTCATACTTCACAACAAGGGGAGGCATGACTTCCTTCGTCCTAACCGCAGCCACAGGCACAGTCACAATGGAAACACCGCGCTTGACCTTGTCACGCAGACGCCGAGGGTTCATCTCGTTCTGCTTGTCCTCTTCAGCCTCCCACTTTGTGAGCAGGTGATAGAGATGTAGATGCTCAGGGCAATACGTGCCGCGCATTTTCTTACCCCCAGTCACGCGGTCACGAGCGATGAAGGCTTCCGGTTGACCGGTTACTGGATTCTGCCAATACATCTCGTCGAGGCTACGCCCTGTCCCCTCATCGCAGATGCGCATGTAGAGATTGTCGTGCTTGATGAGTTCAGTGACGTTGCACCCGTCGACAACACATACGCCGGTGTCCTTCGCATAGCGATGCTTGTTACCGGCCCAGCGAAGAGGGTTGAAAATGCTACGCTTAGCAGGCTGAAGCAACTTGTAGGCCTGTTTGATGTCCCTCCGACGTGCTTTTCGAGGGTCAGGGTGGGTGCTCGGATAGAAGTTCACCTTCGGAACTTCGAGGTTTTGATGGGCTGCTACTTCCTGCATACCTTGCTGGGCAGCCATCATCTCAGTCAAGGCTGCTTGTGTGAGTTGCTCATTCCCTTGCGTCGCTAACGTCGCAAGGTGCGCAGCATTGCTCTGGTAAAGCGCAGGATTATTTGAGATTCTTGGTAGCATCGAAGACGCCCTCCACAGGTTCCATGACTACGACCATCTTCCCATCTTGGACATGGAAGCGCCAATCCACATCATCTCCAGCGGAGAGGTTGAAGTGGTTGATAATCCACATGGGCACGGTGGTTCGCAAACTGCCCGTCTTTGACGATGCAGCATGCAACGTAGTCGTGGAAACATTTCTGCCCATGGGCTCACCAAGAGCGATGCAAATAAAAGCCTTCCTGATAGGTCAATCAAGAGGTCAAGAGGTCCAGCATGGTTTTCTCGACGTTCCATCCGATACGTGTTGCCATGAACGAGCGCTTAGTTGGAATGCCTGCTTTTTGCAGACGAATAAGGTCGTCCCTGAAGGGGTCGAAGACCTTGTGCTCCCCAATACGCCCGTCGTGCCACAACTTCGATGCCGTTTCGTCAAAGAAGCGGTCGGCTTTATTGGCAACCAACATCACAAGACGAGGTGCGTAACGACGACCGCGAAATCTTGCTTTGAAAGAGCGGTAACGATAATCTCTCGTAATGAGGCGGTCAACGAGAAAACGAAAGCCAGCAATCTGCTGCAAGCCTTCGTCCCCTCCCTTGAACGCACGCTCATCGAACACGTAGACCACGGCCTCAACACCACGGGTGACCATGTCTTCGACCCACAGATTCCAAAATCGCTCTTGGCCACCGACATCTGAGGAGTAGACCACTCGTTTCTGACCTTCCCACCCGATGCGCTTTCGAGTCGGTTTCGGCATTTTGTAGGCCCCGATGACCTTGAACATCTTTTCGTGAGTGGTGCGGTCCTCGTCTGAAATGGCTTCCATCTCACCGGGTGTGGTCATGTATCGGTCGAGAGTAGTTTTTCCGACTTTGGGGGCCCCGTAGATTCCGACTTTTCGCGGTCGCCACGAATTGTAGAGGGCTTGGCCCCACACGGCAGCGCCAACCAATGCTGTCCCTGCAGGCTCAACCATCCTGACACCTCTACCACCACTTCAACCAATTGGCGAAGTCTCTCAACTTTTGTGCTGCCCAGTCGATAGTCGACTCATAGACGCTGAACTCAGTGTTGTGAAATTCAATACCGCTCACGACGAGTGCTGTTAGAACAGATGCGAGGAGCGTCTTAACCCAACCCCACGCTCGTTCATATGTCGTATCAACCGTGTTAGCAAGATGAATCGCTCGAAGGGTTTCCTCAGTCGCATTGTCGGACACCGTCTTGAAGATACGGCCCATGCACTTCACTCCACCTTCTTGACGTATCGCTTGTCAGGCGTGCCGTCTTTCTTCAGCGGAGTGCTTTCAGGATTCTCCTCAGCAACACCCAGACTGAGGGGTGATTGTGAGTGAGCGGTATGAGTAGGAATGCGACTGCCGTCAAAGTGACTTGCTGCCCCACCGCGACTGTCATATTGACCGACGAGCGACGGTGAGCCACCGCGCACACCCCAACTCGGGGGCATCTGACCGGGATTAGCCTCCATCCAGCGCAACTCTTTCTCGAGTTGTGCTTCTTGCATGCGTAGTTCCATTTCCGCACGACGCTCGTCGAATGAGTGCTGCATGTTGCGATACTTGCTTGTGCGTTCCCGGTCGATTTGAGACATGCGGGCACGCTCTCGCATACCCTGCTCGAAAAAGACCTTGAACATGTAGTAAGCGATACCTTGGATGAAAAACGCCCCCATGGCGTAAGTGAAACCGTTCAGCATTGGCGTGTCGTTTTTGAGCCAAAGGTCAGCATCGAAAACGCCGATACCTACGCCAACCAGCGTAGACTGAGCGAGAATCAACCCAAGTAGGCGAATTTCGGCCTCGTGTTGCATGTCGTCATCCATAGCGACCACTGATGAGGGCACTGCTGAGGTAGACATAAATGTTCCCGCTTTGATTGTCCGTCGTTGTGCAGGTTGTCTTGAGATAAGTCCTTACTATTCTCTATACTACTACTATGATATATAATATTAACAATACAACAGAGACAACGTGCTACTCGCGTATAGGCGTTATGCGAATAGATGAGCACCGCCAAACATCGGTTGCACCAGTTCGCTCTCCTCTTCCTCGTCAGCGTGCCGTTCTTCGAGCATGCCGACCATGGCTGTAGCGATTTTCTTGTCCTGTTCATCCATCGGCCCCTGCATCAAATTGCGCAATATCTCGACGTCGTCTTTGACGGACTTGACAACGCGCAACGTGCCTTTGTCCCTGAAGTGACGAGCACGGTTGGAGTGTTCGGGCTCAAGAGTCAACTTGCCGCCCTGCGTGTGACTGACGTCCATGTGGTCGTGACTGCCCATGATGCCACGGCGTCGACGCTCGCGGTTGAGTTCTTCACGATACTTGACTTGGTCAGGGCGCTTGTTGTATGCAGCGTCGTATTCCCTCTTGTGACGCATGGCTTCAGGAGACTGGCGCTCTTTGACGAGCACTTCTGAGCGAAGGAAACCCCCTGATGCCATACGGGCAGCGCGACCTCGCTGCGGTCTACGCTCCTCCTCCGACGGATAGTAGCGTTCGTCAAAGGCCCGATGTGGATTTTCAACATCCCACTCGGGAAACTCCTTGGCCATTCGTGCCATGGCAATTCGATTTGGGTGCTCCGGGTGTCCAGCGTCCATGATTTCCATTTGCTTTTGGCGAGGCAACGCGGCAGTCTGCTCGGCAGCATCGAAGTAATGCTGTAGGTAGCGATGGTATTGCTCAAATGCTTCATCGGGGTAATGCTGATGCGTGTCCTGTCGAAATAGACCGTTGTAGGCATCGGTCTCATATTCACCGCTGGCGGGGTCATTCCAGTAGGATTCCTTCCTCGCTCCGTCTTTGTTGGCGATGAGGTCGACGATGGCTCGTTGCTTGTCGTGCAAGTCATTGTGGTCGATGAGTGGGTAACCTAAGTCGAAGGCCTCTTCCATGTATTCGTTCGATTTCAACATCGTTTGCTGAGCCTTGAGTAACTGCCAAGCGATGTTCATCGGTGAGCCGCGAATGAAGCGAGAGTAGGTTGACATGGCACCACCGGTGCCAAAGGAGTCGAAGCATGCCTCGCACAGATTGTATTCGATAGGAGTATTGGGTCGACCACGGGAAGAGTAACCTGCTTTGTATTGTGCTGGGTTTTGCTTGCACATTTGACACATAGTGTCGGGACTGAGAATATCACCGCTCGAGAGGTGAGAGGGAGTATCGTAGTCAATTTCAAAATCTTCTGCTTTACCAATCTGACTGCCCGTCGACGCTGCACTACGAGCCGTCTCGATGGCGCGTTGTTCTTGGTCACGGCGCTGCTGCATATTCTGCATTTGACTGTCGTGCATTTGTTGTTTGGCTTGTGAGGCGGCTTGCGACAGCGTCTTCTGCTTGTCTGTCATCATGCCTTCAGTCGTTTTTGTCGCATCTTTGGCACGCTCAGCAACATCACCAACTTTGGAGGCTACTTCGCTACCAATCTCGGCGGCCTTGCTACCGGCGACTTTTGCTGCTCCTCCGACCTTGCTCGCAGCGGCTTTGCCTGCTACTTTAGCAGAGCCAAGAGCAGCACGACCCGCAGCGGCAATTGCGGGTAGAAACTTCTCAACCTCGTCAGGGTTGAACGCTTCCGCCATGGCAGAACCATGGGCCGTGCTGACAAAAGCCTGCCGCTTAAGAAGCGGAATCAACTGTAGAGTTCTCTTTCCTCAGGCGTGGGATAATCGAGGATGTGGCGTGGATAACCAAAACCACTACTGCTCTGAGGGAATTTCGCGTCATCGTGCGTCCGCTGCAAGTAGTTGGGAACATTCCTTCTGTGGTCACCGGGAACCCTGTTCCGCTCCTTGTCAACAACTGACTGCATCACTTCGCTGGCTCTCTCGCCATCATACATTGTTCGGTTAAATTCAGGACCTTGCGCGATGGACATACCAGCACGATAGTCTGCTGCTTGCTCTTCAGGAGACAGTGGGGAGCGCATGGTGCTGAAAGGCCTCGCAATGCGCCGCTGTTCAGCGGCTCCCAAATCCAAGTTCAAGTTTGGATAAAGGCCCTTAGTTTGGTGGCTGTTTTCCCTGTTTCGCTGAAGCATGCCGTAGATGGCGGGGTGAACGGTCCCCATGGAGCGAGCGCCAAAGCGGTCAATTTCGGGGTTACCTTCTTGGAAGAACTCGAAGTCTTCAGCGCCTCCCGCGATTTCACGAGGCGAGCGCTCTACGAACATCTGCTGCTCAGGCAGCGCTTTGTTCAAAAAAAAATGATGGTCAAGCAGGGCACGGAACGCTTTCTGCAGCGGCTCCGCCTCCTGAGGCATAGGTGCCTCGCCCTGTGGGTTCGCAGTGGCCTTCGGTTGCTGAGCCATATGCTGTTGGAGGAGGTTGAAGGCGTGGGCCTTCTCCTCGGGCGGCAAGTCTGCCAATTCACCCATCGACATCTGCAAGTATTCCTCGACGCCCTTGCGCAGTTCGTCGTCATGCATCGCCTTGGAGATGAGTTCATCGAACAAAGCAACACCATACACGGTGCTGAAGTGATTCATCTTGACGATGTCAAAAGCGGCATCAAACGCACTGCTCATGACCATGGGATGATGTCGCTTGATAAGAAGTTACTGTTCAATCAGAGTAGAGGCGTCGGAGGTTGGCCTCCCTCTCAAGGGGACCTCCCGAAAGGAGTCATGCGGCATCACGGCGTGAATTCGGGGTAGCGTGTAAATGACGGGTCAATGCCGAAAAGCCGCTTTTGCTCACGCATTTGGTCCCCCTCTTCTTGCCTCATTTGTCGCTGAGCCAGCCCTTCGGGGTGGAACTGAGAATGGGCAATCGTCGGGTCGCGGTAGCCGTGCACAGCCACTTGCGCTCCGACATCAGGGTCGAAAACCGTGTCAGGTTTCAGATAACGCTCCATCTCCACGCCGCTGTTTGGGTCAGGTGATGCGACGACTTGCGACCTGCGAGAATACACCGGCATACCCCGCCTCGACATCAACCCCTGAATGGCAGGATGAGCGACTCTCGCGTTAGCGGGGTAATAGTCGTAGTCAGGCTCCCCGCTCATCTGCGCCTCGAAAGATTGGACATTTTTTAGCCCGCGAATCCCACCCACGGGCAACGCAGGCGGCATCTTCCTTGGCTCGAAACTACCGTCACCGATTCGCATGAGCGTATCTCTCTCAGCCTTAACTACAGCCCACGCTGCGTCAAAGGCTTCGCTCATGGTCACCGCATGAGGTTGGCGGTTAAGAGCCTACTCTTCTTCGGGACTCAGCAATGCGTCTCAAGGACCACCGGCTGAAGATTTTTGGCCGTGAAAGCGAGCCGTCGAGCGGCTTCGAGTCCTCGCTCGTCGATACCAGTGTCGAAACCCCATGCGCGAATGTGACGCGTGAGCATTTCCGTAGAAAGG